GTGACCGCCATCCTGCCCGCCTTCGTCCAGCCGTTACTCGACCAGAGCACGGACCCCGGGGAGATTCCCCCGATCGATCCCTCGCACGTCGTGGGCTGGCGGGCCGCGCTTGCGTCGAGGGTCCTCAGCGTCTTCGACACGGGCTCCTACCGGGCAGATGGCGCGTTCCTCGCTCACGGCTACGCGTATCTGCCGGTTCCGCTGCCCGACGGCCCCACCGCCTACCTCCGGCTGGCCACGCAGTCCGGCACTGTGCCCTGGCCGGTACTCGCCACCTCCGTGGTCCTGACGATGGCCGGCGCGCTGGAGCTGGAGATGTACCAGGAGGTGGCCGACTCCCTCGCCCAACAGCCTTCCTACGCACGCGTCTTCAGGCCGGAAGAGGTATTCGCCGTGCACGCGGAAACGCTCTGCGCCACGCGAAGCAGCGTTGATGCCCTGCAACTGCTGGCCGTCGCACCGCCGACGAACCCTGGGGGGTCGCCCCTGACCGGCGACGAGTACACCAGGGCCGCCCACCGCGCCCGCGGAATCCTCGAAGGCGTGTCCCTGGCTGCGGCAGGGGGGCGTCTGTGACAACCGCCGCAAACTCCTGGCTGACGCAGGTCCCGTGCCTGGACATGCCCGACCTGGCCTTCGTGCAGCACGTCAGCTTCAGCATCCTCGACCGGCTCGCCGCGGACCGGAACCTGCTCACCACGCTCGTCAATGAGGTGTTGGCCCACCCGTCCCGCATGGCTGCCAGTCGCGTCACGCTCTTGCTGAACCGGCTGTCGCTGTGGGAGGCCCCCGACCACAGCTTCGAGATCCGTCTCAACATGAACCCCCGGCCCGAGAACCAGCTCGTGCCGCACGACCACTGCTACGCGTTCGCCACCCACATCCTGACCGGCGGCTACGTCCACGTCGTCCGGCGCCGCACCAATGGCTGGGAGGGCCCGTTCACCGGAGCCGACCTCCAGCCCGCCATCGTCACGGTCGAACGCCCCGGCAGTGTGTACGTGCTCGACCATTCGATGGTTCACCAGGCCGTGATGGCACCGCACACCGTCACCCTCTTCATCCGCGGCCCCCGCCGGAAGGCGTCCTCCCACGCCGCCGACGAACTCATGCCGCCCACGCAGTCCTGGCCCGAGCCGGCCGTCCTCGGCAGCCAGCCCGAACCGTCGCGCCCCGCCACTGTCCCCGAGTACCTGGCGATGCGCCGCTACCTGCGGGAGCGCCGAGTCATCGACTGACCTCGCCGGATTCCGCAGCCCCTACGGCGTGCCGCCTGCCTGTGACGCGAGAGGCTACGGCGAACACCCCCGAACCACACGAGGAGCTTTTGATGACCGGCGTTCTGACAATCGATCACCCCGCCTGGCACCGCTACCCCGACGGGTCCCACGCGCGAGCCGTGCTGGTCGGCTCCGGGCTGTGGGTCATGTCGTACGGCAACCACGGCCTGCGCATCGACTGTGTGAAGGGCAGCGAGGACATCAAGCCGTCGTTCGTCGCCACCGATCCCGCCGACCTGCCGGCAGCCGCACCCGCCGCACTACGCAACGGGCTCACCAAGCTCGGCGTCTCGCAGCGGCTGGCCAATCCGCGGCTGTGGGACGCCATCACCACCGCGATCCTGCGCCAGGTCGTGCGCGCGGACCAGGCCCGCAAGCTCTACCGCAACTGGTGCAGCACGTACGGCACCACCGTGGACGGACCGTTCGGTCCCCTGGCCGTCGCTCCGAACCACACCCGAGTGCTCAGCCTGCCCGAGAGCAGCTTCGCCGCGATCGGAGCGAAGTTCCACCGCACCGCGCTGCAAGCCGCGGCCGAGCAGTACGGACAACACCACGAGACGTGGGAGCACCTGGACGCCACCGCCCTGGTCACCGCGCTCACCGGTATCCCCCGCATCGGCCCGTGGACCGCCCACGCAGCCGCCGCCGACTTCACCGGGGACTTCAGCATCTACCCGCACGACGACCTCGCCGTGCGCACCTGGGCCGCGCAGATCGCGCCCGCCTACCCCTGGCCCGACAAGAAGGACAAGGCCTTCGGCCCGTTGTGGACCGGCTGGGCCGGTGACAACCACACCGCCCTGCACACCCTCACCCTCGCCACCCTCACCTGGGGGGCGCACGCATCATGACCTGGAGGACCCATGCGGCAGTTACCGCTGATCGCAGGTGCCGACGCCACCCGCACGATCGACGCCCTGTTCATCAACGCACCGCTGCGTGACTACACGCTGCGGCCCCGCACCAACGACTACACCCTTCCCGTGCTGGGCATGGCGTACATCGCCACCCACGCTCAGCAGCAGGGCTTCAACGTCGGTGTCCTCGACGCCGAAGCCCACGGCCTGGGCATCGAAGAGGCCGCCGCGATCGTCAACGAGGCCAGCCCTCGCTGGGCCGCCATGAACCTCCTGGCGCCCACCTACGAGATGTCCGCCAAGGTCGCCGCCCAACTCGACCCGTGCATCGACCTCATGGTCGGCGGACACCACGCCAAGGCCATGCCGGACCGTATCCTCAACGACCCTCGCATGCGCCACCTGCGCGCTCTCGTCCTGGGCGAAGGCGAACTGCGTGTCGCCGCGCTCCTGGAGGACGTCGACAACCGGCGCACCTTGCCGGGCGTCCTGTGGCGTGATCCCCTGCTCGGCACCCGGGCCGTCGGCATCGCCGACCCCAAGACCACGGCGGCACTGCTCGGCCCCAGCATCAACGATCTGCCGTACGTCAACCGGGCCTTCCTGCCCCAGGACCCCTACCAGGCTCCGCCGACGGCCGCGGACCTGCGTCTGGCCGCCGAACGTCCCTGGATCAGTTCCCGGGGGCACTGGGAGGCCAACATCGTCGGCAGCCGCGGCTGCCCCTACAACTGCACGTTCTGCGGCGCCGCTGTCTCTGCCAACCCGGACGTCTCCATCCGCGTGCGCTCCCCCGAGAACATCATCGGTGAACTCGACCAACTGCACGACGAGTACGGTGTGACCGCGTTCCGCTTCGTCGACGACCTGTTCCTCGGCGTCGGCCGCGTCATCGACGAGCAGATGACCGCCTTCACCCAGCACCGGATCGGCGACCGGTACGTCTGGGACGCGACCGGCCGCATCAACGTCCTCGACCGCCTGTCCGACGCCGACCTGGACCGTCTCGTCGCCAACGGGCTGCGCGAGGTCGCCCTCGGCATCGAATCCGGCAGCACCCGCATCCTGAAGGCGATGGACAAGCGGATCGACGCCGAGATGACCGAACGCGTCGCCCGCCGCCTGGTCGCCCACGGCATCGGCGTCAAGGGCTACTTCATCCTCGGCTTCCCGGGCGAGACCCAGGAAGACCTCGACGCCACCGTCCGGCACGTCCGCAACCTCTGGGACATCTCCGACCGGCACGCCGGCGACGTCCGGGCCAGCGTCTTCGAGTTCCGGCCGTACCCGGGTACCCCCGTGTGGAAGACGCTGATAGACGCCGGCTACGACGCGGACGCCCTCCTGGCGTACGGCGACGTCGACTTGACCGGCGACGGGGCACACGAGTCGATGCGTCAACGCGACGAGTTCAACTTCTCCGTCGGCATCCAGTTCGGCGACGTGCCCCTGCCCCGCATCCGCTCGACGCTCGCCATGCTCACCCGCGAGCAGCACGAGCGCAACCAGATCGTCCCGGAGGCGGCGGCGTGAGCAGCACGAGAAACGGCTTCTTCGTCACCGTCGACGGGCCGAGCGGCGTCGGCAAGTCCACCACCGTGCAGGCACTGCACGACCTGCTCGACCGGCAGGGCCGCCCCGTCCGGCGCACGGCGGAGCCGACCACCACCGCGCTGGGTACGTTCACCCGCTCCAACGCGAACACGATCCACGGCATGGCGCTGGCCTGTCTGGTGGCCGCCGCCCGGTACGAGCACGTCGAGACGGTGATCGACCCGGCGTTGCAGGCCGGTGAACTCGTCATCAGCGACCGCTACCTTCCTTCCACGCTGGTCCTCCAGCAACTCGACGGCGTCCCCGTCGCGTTCCTGCTCGACGTCAACCAGCACGTCCCTCTCCCGGACTTGGCCGTGATCCTGACCGCCGAGCCGAACGTGATCTCCGCACGGATCACGGAGCGCGGCGCCACACATCGCTGGCACCTCGACCCCACCGGCCCGCGCCGCGAGGTCGACCTGTACCGAGATGCCGCGGCCTACCTGATGAGCCGAGGCGTCACTGTGCTGCTGCTCGACAACGGCGCCTACACCCCATCGGACGTAGCTCGGCGAATCGCCGACGCCATACCGACCCTGCCGCTAGCCTCGGTCCCCTCCACCGCCCCTTCAACCCCTCAAGGACCATGAGCGGAACGACAGCTACACCCGTCATCGACACCCACGTCATCCTCCGCGACGGCGACAAGATCCTTTTTTCTCAGCGGGGCGGCCCATACGGCTACGGCCGCTGGCACATGCCTTCAGGGAAACTCGACCAGGGTGAGCCCTTCTCAGAGGGCGCTGCCCGAGAGCTGTTCGAGGAAACCGGCATCACTGTCGCCCCGAGCGACCTTCGGCTCGTTCACGTCGTGCACCACCGTCAGGACGACGAGGTGGAACGTATCGGCCTCTTCTTCGAAGCCCTCGAATGGGAAGGAGAGCCCATCAACAAGGAACCGGACAAGTGCCTGGCGCTCGACTGGTTCACAGTCCACGACTTGCCGGACGACATCATCGAGTACCCACGGGCTGGCCTGCTCGGCTACCTGGACGAGTCCAACAACCTTCTCACTGAGCACGCTTGGCAGCAGTAACCCCACCAGATTGGCGCCCCCGCCCTTCTGAGAAGCGGCAGTTGACGTAACGGATTCGTCGACTGCCGCGTCTCTCAGAGTGACCACGGCCTTGGAGCGGGCCCCGGATTCTTCATGGGAGACCTGCACGTGACCGACGAGTCCTCGTCCCGTTCCACCACCGCCACGAAACACCCCCACATGTGGGTCGTCGCCGCCGAAATCCTCGTCGAGGAGGCTGTTGCCCGCGTAGCGGACTTCCGCGGCTCCTTCAAGACGAAGACCGAGCAGCGCATCGACGCCCTGGACACCTACTGCAAGAGCTGCCGCCGCCCCTTCGCCGAGGTCTCCGGGGAAAACTGCGAAGCCCTCGTCGACAACCGGCACTTGATCGGCGGGGACCAGTCCGTGCGCGCGAAGCGCAAGCCCGCCCCGACCCCGCCCCCGGGCGCGAAGCTCGTCAAGGGCGGCACCTACAGCCGGTACGGCCTCAAGGCGTACGTCGCCGGTGTCTCCCGCCCACACATGTAAGACCCGGTCGGTGACGACGCGACGTTAACCAGGAGGCGTTCCTAGCTTCCGCCGGGTGAACACGACACCCAAGGACAATCCCGGCCGCCACCGCGCCGGGGCGCGGCTCGCTCGCGAACTTGCCGGGCTGCTCCTGGTGGCCGCCGGGATGCTCGGCCTCGTCACCGCCGCGTTCGCCACCCACCGCCTCGTCGGCACCGGCCTGGTCGCCCTGGTGCTCCTCTGCTTCGGCACGTGGACGCTGTATCAGCGCCCCCGTCCGAGCCGGACGGCGCTCAGGGCCGGCACCTTCTGCACCGTCGCCGGAGCGGCTCTCGGGCTGGCCGTCATATGGACGCTCACCCCCATCGGTGGCCTCGCCGCGGTGTCCGCGCTCGGCGTCGGTGCGGGCCTGTGGCTGACCTCGGGTGAGGTGCGCTGATGGCCGGCCGCCGATTCCTGCCCGCGCTGCGCTCCCTGCTCACGAGCACCTCGCAGCCTCCCGAACCTGAGACGAAAACGATCTCCTGGTCCGGGGGTGCGTACACGTCGACGATGTACGCCGGTACCGGCAACGTCTGGGGCACCGAGGGCCGCGCGGACGGCTGGGACATGGACCGCGTCATCACCGACGGGTACGAGCGCGTCGTCTGGGTGTTCAAAGCCATCGACACCATCGGCAAGCACGCCTCGCGGCTCCCCCTGGAAATCGGCCGTGGTCTCACCGAGGAAGGCGAGTTCGAGGAGACCTTCCCCGACCATCCGCTGTTGCGGCTCCTGAACGGGCAGGCGAACCCGCTGGAAACCGGCCCGATGTTCCGCAAGCGGCTCTCCGCGCAAATCCTGCTGTCCAAGCGGGGCGCGTTCGTGGAGAAGACCCGCAGTCGTGCCGGCACCCTCACCCGGCTCGACCTCCTCCCTCCCGACAGGGTCCTGCCCATCCCGGATCCGAAGGGCGACTACCTCTCCCACTTCGAGTTCACGACCCGCGAGGGCGTCATCCGTGAACTCCCGCCCGAGCGGGTGTTGTGGCTCCGCGACCCCCACCCAACTGACCCTTTCAGCGGCATCACTCCCCTGGAGGCCGCCGGGATCAGCGTCGACCTGGACCATCTTTCGCGGCTCTACAACGTCATGTTCATTAAGAACGACGCCCGCCCTGGCGGGGTGATGGCCGTCGACGCGACCACTCTCAACCCGCAGGAGATGGACCGGCTTGAGTCCCGGTTCCTACCGGGGGCGGAGTTCGCCGGGCATCTGTCGGTGATCGCCGCCGGGCCTGGCGGCATGAGTTACGTCGACACTGCGGCCAAGCCGCGCGACATGAACTACGAACACGCCTCCGCCAACTCGAAGTTGGAGATCCTCGCCGCGTTCGGCGTACCCGAGTCCGTCACCGGAAACGCGTCGGGCCGCACGTTCGACAACGCCGAGCAGGAGGAGCTCGGGTTCTGGCTGCACACCGAACTCGGCCACCTGGAACTCATCGCCAACGCGTTCGAGAGGGACGCCGGCGACGACATGCGGATGCGCTACGACACGTCGACGGTCGAAGTGCTGGAGTTGCCCCGGCGGAAGCGGCGCGCGGAGGCCCGCGAGGAATGGAACGCCGGCCTCATCAGCATCGACGAGTACCGCAAGCTCGCCGGGTTCGCCCCGTACGCCAACCCCCACACCCGGGCCCTGTGGATCTCCCCGCAGAAGGCGCCGGTGCCGTTCGTGCCCGGCGACGCGACTGCGCTCGGTATCTCCGCTGGACCGGAACAGGGTGGCGGCGGGACCGGGGGCATCCCGGGTCCGAACGCCCCGCAGCAGCCGGGCCAACCGCAGGGTGACGGGGCCGCGGCGCAGGCGGTGGCCGAAGCGCTCGGCGAGACCCCAGACAGCGCCGGGGGCAACGGCCAGGGTCCGGCTGCCGCGGCCGTGCAGGAAGCCAGCGCCGCCGTGCAGGAGGTCCAGCCGGGCGCAGCGGCGGCCGCCGTCGAGGAGGCCCGCGCTGGCGCGGACGTCATGCCCGAGGAGGGACCTGCGGCGGCCGCCGTCGAGGAGGCGCGGCGCATAGAGTCCAAGGCCTTGCCCATGGTCACCGAATTCAGCGTCGCCGACGGGAACTTCGACCAAGCCCGCACCGCCGTGGAGGCCGCGCTCGCCGCGCTCTTCGCGCGCCAGGAGGGCGTCATCGCCGCGCGCCTTCGATCGCCGAAGGCCCGCAAGGGCACCCGCTACTGGCTCGACGACGGGCCGTCCGATACTCGCGGCGGCAGCAAGCCCATGGACATGGACAAGGTCGTCGGCGCGGAGAAGTGGCAGGACGAGGTCATCACCACGTTGACGCCCGTTCTGACCCGCCTCGCGGCGATGGTGGCAAAGGACGCGGCGGATGCTTTCGGCAGCAGCGTCGACGGAGGCGCGTCGGCCGGCATCGGTGCCGCCGTGCTGACCGCGGCGGCCGTGGCTGCCGACACGATGCGCGCCTTCCACCGCTTCCTGGAACTGACGCTCGACGAAGCCCAGCAGGCTGGCGCCAACCTCAACGCCTTGCTCGGCACCGTCGCGGAGATGTTGCAGGGCGAGGAGTCGACGCACGTCATCGGCAACATCGCAGAATCCGCCGCCACTGCCACCGTGAACGGCGCTGTCGACGCCGTGGCGACCGCCACCGGCCCGGACATCGAGCGTACGTGGCAGACCCGCCGCGACGACCGTGTCCGTCCCGCACACGCTGCGGCGGAGGGTGTCACGATGCCCGTGAAGCAGCCCTTCGAGATGGAGGGCTGGCCGGTGCGGTTCCCCGGTGACCCGCTCGCCCCCCGCTCCCTGACCCTGAACTGCCGCTGCCGGCTGCGCTATCGCACTGCGCCAGCGAGCCCGCGACGCTAACCACCCTCGGTGTGCATGGTCCGCCGCATGCCGAACCGGATCATCAACGCTCTCGCCTCAGTCTTCGAGACCAAGCGCGCCCGCCGACCGTGGCGGGAGGAACTCCACCCTCGCGACTCGAAGGGGAGGTTCATCGAGACCGGCGGCATCGCTCGTATCTGGGGTGGCGGCTTCGCCCGCGTCGTACGGGCCCTGTCCCAGACGAAGGTTCAGATCTCCGACCTGGACGGCGGCAACGCGAGGCCCATTCAGACCTCCCGCCTGACCATGGTCGCCCGCCCGGACGGCACTGCCCCCACCAAGAGCAAGGAGAAGGTGCAGGCGGAGGAGGAGCGGCGGGACGCCGACCCTCGCCGCGGTGACGGCGTCGGCGCCGACGACAACGGTGACCCGACCTCCTCGGACGCTCCGCACGATACGGACGACGAGGGCGAGCCGATCGGCGAGGACGACGAGGAGGAGCCCAAGGACGAGGAGGAGCCGAAGAAGGCTCCGCGGTTCGCCAGCGTCATCGCGGCCCGCAACCACCTGGAGTCGGGCGCCAAGGATCCGCGCTGGCAGCGGCCGCCACGCACCCACAACGGGGTGCACCTCCGGGGGGCTTCCAAGCAGGAGCGGGCCCAGGTCCGTCTCGACACTTACTCGGCCACCCGCGGCATGGACTTCGCCCGGACGTCGCAGCTCTCGTCCGACGGCAACTTCCTGGTCACCCGGCATGGCAACGGCAAGTGGGACGTGTACCACGTCGGGTCGGGCACGATCATGACCCACCAGGCCGGGTTCCGCTCCAAGCCCGATGCCTTGCACTTCGCCAATGAGTTGGAGGGCGCCCGCGACGAGCGTGGTCGCCCCTTCGACTGGCGCGCGCCGTACGCCGCCGACCGGCTTGGCATGGCCGACGGCCGGGACGGCATCGACGCCGCCATCGCGCGCGGTCGCGAGCACGACTCCAGTCAGGACAACAACGAGCAGCAGGACCGAGCGCAGCCCAAGCCGGAGGTCGAACAGCCGCAGCTCGGCGACGACGACCCGGAGGAGCCGCCGGCGGGCCACGACGAGCTGGCCGACGGAGAGCAGCAGGACACCCCCGAACAGCAGGAGGGTGCCGGGGGCCGTCTGACGACGGTCGCCCAGGTCCTCGACCACTGGCGCACCAACCCCGACGTGCCGCGCGTTCGCGAGACCCACAACGAGCGGCAGCAGCGGGAGTCCGTGGCCCGTCAGCGCGCCGACCTCGTCGTGGACCCGCAGGTCGTCGACGGCTTCCTCATCGGCAAGATGGACGTCCGGGGCAAGGAGCGCTGGACCGTCTTCCACGCCGGTACCTCCGTCCCGGTCGCCATCCTGCCCTCGGACAAGGGCAAGCCCGATGCCATCGCGCGGGTCCACGCGTACCGCGACTACCGCGACGACAACGGTCAGCCGTTCAACTGGGACAGCGACGGCATCGGCGAACGCCTCTCCTCTCCCGCTGGAAAGCGAATGCGGGAGACCACGTCGGGGCGCACCAGCCACGAGCCGGGCCGCCACGAGAACGACGTCCCCGACGACGCCACCGAACTCGCCAGTTTCCCCGGCTACCGCATGGCCCGCGGCGAGGACGGCACCAACGTGTACGGGCCGGACGGCAAGCGCATCGCCACCGGCCAGTCCGTGTTCGACCGCAACACCCGCCGCTCCGCGTACGTCGGCGACATGGACAACCGGCACGTCAGCGGCCGTACGGAGACCGACTTCGCCGTCAACGCCGCACGGCAGCACACCCTCGCCGGCCAGCCGGACGGCCAGAAGGATCCGATCTGGATCCAGTACTCGCCGAGCCGCGCGCTCGTCCACGGCGTCGATCGGGACGACCCCGACATGCACAAGCGGATGCGGAAGGCCGGCTTCGTGTGGTCCGACGGCGCCAAGGCGTACGTCACCACCTCCAACACCCGCCCGGTGACCCGGGCCCTGGCCGTGGACACCCTCGTACGAGGGTTCGCTGACGACGGGCGCCAGATCGAGGTCCGCCGCGACGAAGACCGACTCCGTACCCCCGGCACCCCGCAGGAACCCGCTACGTCGGGTGTGCCCGAGGGCGTCCCCGACGTCGACGCGCCCGGGGTCTCCGCCGACCGCGACCAGGAGAACGAGCCCAACGCCTCTGCGGTGACGGCCTCGACCGACGTCGACGAGCAGCAGGCGCAGGACACCCCGGCGGCGGGAACCGACGAAGCCGGTGACGAGTCGGACGTCCCGTACGGGAATGAGGGCAAGACGTACGTCCAGGCCAAGGACGAGATCGCCGCCCTACAGGGCGATTGGAACGGGACCAACCTCGCTCGTGACCTGGCCAATGGTCAGGACCAGCAGCTCACGGCCGACCTCAACACCAGCTTCCGCCGCCTCGCAGCCACCACGGGCATCCGCCAGCGCATCCAGGCCAGCCGCGAACTGCAGCGCTCCGCGGAAGCCATCCTCGCCACGCTCGACGACGAGCCGGGCCGCGACCCATATGGCAAGGCCCGCCCTGTCCTCGAAGCGATCCGCGACCGCGCGACCCGCCACGGGCAGCGTCTGGACGCCACATTGAAGGACCGCCGCGACAGCAAGAAGGAGCGCCCGGCCAAGCCCGCCGCCGCGCCCGTCACGCCGGGGACGGATAATCAGTCCGCCCCCGACACCACCACCACGGGAGACGACAGCAGTGGCAGTGAACAAGCTCGGGCGGATCGCCAGGAAGCACTGGGAGACGTACAGGCCAGCGGCGTACGCGGAGCTGGGGACGGACGAGGAGAAGGAGACCTTCTTCGCGACGCTCGGGATTCTGGCGGATCAGGAGATCACGGACCGGACGCGGCAGATTCTGAAGGATCAGACGAGCGAGAAGTTCGTGGACCGGGTGGCGGCCAAGCTGCAGGCGGCGGCGCAGGCCCGCGAACTGGTGATGGCCGAGCACATCTTCCTGCCGGCCGAGCCCGGGATGGAGAACGCCGAGCTTCCGGATCACGGCAGGCTGTAGCTGCACCGTCCTTCCGCCCGAAGTCCCAGAAGGATCTGGCGCCTTCGGGTGAGAAGGCCAAGGCCCGTGCGAACGTCGCGGCGGTCACGACGCTCCGGCAGATCCAGGCTGAGGACCGGCCGGCGACGCCCGCAGAGCAGAAGATCCTGGCCCGCTGGTCCGGCTGGGGCGCGCTGCCGATCGTGCTGGCGGACAAGCCGGAGCCGACGGACGGGGCGTTCCGGGATGCCGACGGCAACCCTGACCCGGCGAAGTACGCCCGCGCGCTGAAGAAGTGGGAGTCGTTCGCCGAGGAACGGGCGGCCGTGCGGGAGCTCCTCAACGACGAGGAGTGGACCGCCGCCAAGGCGAACACGCTCAACGCCCACTACACGGACGCCGAGCTCGTACAGCCCCTGTGGGACCTGGTGCGGAACCTCGGCTTCGGCGGCGGCAACGTGTTGGAGCCCGGTTCCGGCTCCGGCAACTTCATCGGTGCCGCCCCCGAGGGCGCGCGGGTGACCGGCATCGAGCTGGACCCGACCACCGCGGCGATCTCGCAGCTCCTCTACCCGGACGCCCGGATCATCAACGGCTCGTTCGGCGACATCCGTATGCCGAACTCGTACTTCGACCTGGCCATCGGCAACGTGCCGTTCGGCCGTTTCCCGATGTACGACGAGCAGGTCAACCCGGATCTGAAGCACTCGATCCACGACACGTTCATCCTCAAGAGCCTGAACAAGGTCCGCCCCGGCGGCCTCGTCGCCGTCGTCACCAGCCGCTACACCATGGACGGTGAGGACGACACCGCCCGGCGGCAGATGTCCTACATGGCCGACCTGGTCGGCGCGGTTCGTCTCCCGGCCGGCGCGCACCAGGACGCGGCCGGTACCGGAGTCGTCACCGATGTCCTCGTGTTCCGCCGCCGCTTCGGTGACGAGAACACCCACGACATAGACATGTCGTGGACGCGGTCGTCGAAGACGAACGTCAACGGCCACGAGATCGCGGTCAACGACTACTTCCAGCGGAACCCCCAGAACATCCTCGGGCAACTCACCACGGGCCGCGGCCAGTTCTCCGACCACGACCTGACCGTGATCGGCGACAAGAACGCCGGCCCCGCGCTGAAGGCGGGCCTGGCCCGCGTCCACAGCAGTTCACTCCGCGGGCAGGGCAACACCCGCATGCGGTACGTGCCGGAGATCGACGCCGTCGACCGGCGCCTTGAGCTCGCCGGGGAGAAGCACGAAGGCGCAGTGCACATCCTCTCGGACGGCTCGTTCACGCAGGTCGAGGACGGCGCGGTCATCCCGCTCGACGTCCACCCGACTCAGCAGGAGCAGCTTCGCAAGCTCGTCGCCCTGCGGGAGACCACCAACCGCCTGCTCCGGCTCGAAGGTGCCACCCGTGAGTCCGGCGAGACCGACAACATGCGGGCCCTGCGCCGGGAGTTGAACGAGGCGTACGACGCGTACGTCAAGCAGCACGGCCCGCTCGACAAGCCGGGCCAGACCCGGTTCTTCAGCCCCCAGGAGGCGAAAGACCGGGCGAAGGCCGAAGGCCTCAAAGACGTTCCCGCCGCGTGGAAGCATCCGTCCGCGCTCCAGGTCTTCGAGGACGACCCGGCCTCCGCCGTGGTGTTCGGCCTCGACAAGTGGGACGACACCGCGAAGTCGGCGAAGAAGGCCGACATCTTCACCCAGCGCGTCCTCGCGCCCCGCGAGATCGCCGACCGGGCCAGCAGCCCCGAGGAGGCCATCGCCCTCGCGCAGGAGCTCGACGGCGGTGAACTTCATCTACCGACGATCGCCCGCCTGTTGGGCCGCGTCGACGACCTGGAGGCCTTGCGCGAGGAGATCGGCCCGCTCGCGTTCGACGAACCCGGCACCAACCGGCTCGTCTCCCGCGGCGAGTACTTGTCCGGGAACGTCCGGGAGAAGCTGGTACTCGCCGAAAAGGCCGCCGCCGCCGACCCGCGGTTCGGGGCGAACGTCGCCGCGCTGAAGAACGTCATCCCCCGTGATCTCGATCCGTCCGAGATCAAGGTCAAGATGGGCGCCCCGTGGATCCCGGAGACGGACGTCACGGCGTTCCTCCAACACATCCTGGGCACCAAGGCCGTGCGTGCCGAGCGTGGTGGCGCGTCCATGTGGGAGGTCCAGGGGCCCACCACCGGTATCGCCGCCACGTCCGACTGGGGCACCAAGTCCAAGTCCGCCCCGGAGATCGCCAAGGCGCTCCTGGAGCAGCGCACGATCGTCGTCACCCGCACGATCGAGGCCGGTGGCAAGAAGGTCACTGTCACCGACGACGAGGCGACCAGCGAGGCGCAGGCCAAGGCCAAGGCGATGGCCGAGCGGTTCTCCGAGTGGGTGTGGGAGGACCGCGAGCGTTCGAAGCGCCTGGCCCGGGTCTACAACGACACGTTCAACAACCTGGTGATGCGGGAGTTCGACGACTCCCCGCTGGCTCTGCCCGGCGCGACCGCCGAGTGGAAGATGCGGCCGCACCAGAACGCTGCGATCCGCCGGATCGTCAGCGACAAGTCGGTGCTGCTCGCGCACGTGGTCGGTGCTGGCAAGACGGCGACGATGGTCGCCGGTACGCAGGAACTGCGCCGCACCGGCATGGCCCGCAAGCCGGCCATCGTCGTCCCGAACCACATGCTGGGCCAATTCCGGCGCGAGTACCTGGAGTTGTACCCCGACGCCAAGCTGCTCACGGCGTCCTCCGCGGACCTCACCGGCAAGAAGCGTCGCCGCTTCATCGCCAAGGTCGCCACCGGCGACTGGGACACCGTCATTCTCACGCAGGGCGCCTTCGAGCGGATCCCCATGCGCGCGGAGGCCCAAGAGAAGTACATGCGTCGGGAGCTCGACAAGCTCCAGGACGAGATCAAGCGGGCCAAGGCTCGCGAGGGTAAGTCCCTCACCCTCAAGCGTCTGGAAGAGACGCTCAAGGCCAAGGAAGCCAAGCTCAAGCAGAAGCTGGCGTCGAAGAAGGACTCGGGCGCGGTCCACTTCGAGGACACCGGCATCGACTACCTGATGGTCGATGAGGCGCACGGCTACAAGAATCTGGCCACCGCCTCTCACATCGAGGGCGCCGCCATCTCCGGCTCCGCGCGGGCCTCCGACCTTCACATGAAGATCGAGTACCTGCGTGAGCGGAACGAGAGCGGTCGCGTCGTCACCCTCGCCACCGGCACGCCGATCGCGAACTCGGTGACCGAGGCGTACGTGATGCAGCGCTTCCTGCGCCCGGACATCCTGGAAGACGCCGGCGTCGACGACTTCGACTCCTGGGCCGCCACGTTCGGCGAGATCGTGCAGAACCTGGAGCTGGCCCCCGACGGGTCCGGGTTCCGGATGAAGGCCCGGTTCTCCCGCTTCCACAACGCGGCCGAGCTGCTGCGCATGTACCGGCTCGCCGTCGACGTGCAGACTGCCGCGGACCTCAACCTGCCCACTCCGAAGGTGCGCGCGGGCGAGGACGGCAAGCGCGGCGAGATCGTCACGGTGCCGATCTCCGCCGAGCAGAAGGCGTTCGTCACCGCGCTGCCGAGCGCGTCGTGGATCCACAAGCAGGGCGGTGTACTCAAGGCGATCGGCCTGGCCTCGCGCGCCGCGATCGACATGCGGCTCGTCGGCGGTCACGGCGAAGAGGGCGGCAAGATCGACGCCGCCGTCCACAAGATCGCCGAAATCTACGAGGAGAACAAGGACCGGATCTATCCGGTCTCCGACGAGGACCTCACCCCGCAGAAGCTGCCCGGCTCCGTGCAGATCGTCTTCATGGACGCGGGCACGCCCGGGTCGACGGCGAAGAACGCGTGGGACGGCTACGCGTACATGAAGGCGGAGCTCGTCGAGGCCGGCGTCCCCGCCGACAAGATCCGCTTCATCCACGAGGCGAAGACGGACAAGGCCAAGGCCAAGCTGTTCGAGGACGCCCGCAACGGCCGGATCGCGGTGCTCGTCGGCTCCACGGAAAAAATGGGCACCGGCACCAACATTCAGGCCCGTGCGGTCGCCCTGCACCACATGGACTTCCCTTGGCGGCCGGCCGACATGGCGCAGCGCGAGGGTCGCATCGAGCGCCAGGGCAACCTGAACATGCCGGGGATCCCCGGCACCGCGGACGATGTGCGGATCCTCTCCTACGTCACCGAGGAGACGTTCGACGCCTTCAAGCTGGGCACGCTGGAGCGCAAGGCCGGGTTCATCGCGCAGATGGACCGCAAGGACTTCGACGCCCGCGAGATGGAGGACATCGGCGACATCGCCGTGTCGTTCGGCCAGATGAAAGCCATCGCCACCGGCGACATGACCGTCATGGACTACGCCCAGGCGGGCGCCGACGTCGTCGAGTTGCAGCGCCTGGACCGCAGTTGGCACCGCGACCAGGACACCCGCCGCCGCACCGTCGCCGCAGCCGACGGCATCATCAGCGACCTCTCCGGGGTGCTGCCCGCCTGGCGTGACGCCCTGGCCCGCCGCGAGGACGTCTCTGGCGACAACTTCCGCATCCGTCTCGGCGACGAAGAGTTCGACCAGCGAGCCGACGTCTACGACGATCTCGCCCAGCAAGTGCGGGCCGCAGCCCGGGACATGAGTCTGCAGGACGGCGCCCGGGTGCCGCTCGGTCGCCTCGGTGGCCACGACTTCCATGTCGAGATCGGCCACGACCTGTTCGGCAACCGCGTCGCCAAGGTCCGCTTCGACTGGCCGAACTGGGAGCACCCCGCCGAACCGGACACGCGCGGCGTCTACACGCCCAGCCAGCTCGACGACGCCTCCGGCCGCGGCATCCTCGCCTCTCTGGAGCGCCGCCTGAACAACCTCGACGATGCCATCGCCGACGCCGAGGAGAGCCTTGAGATCACGCAGGACGAGCGCGCACGCGCGAAGCGAGGCTTGGGCGGCACCTCGCCGTATGGGCAGCGCCTGCGGTCCAAGGAGCGTCGTGTCGCGCTGCTGTCGAACCTGATCACCGCGAACGAGAAACTGAAAGGCTACAAGAACCGTGAGGTAGACCCGGAGAACAAGGACTATCTGAAGGCCCAGAGCCGAGTCGCCGAGTTGAAGAGCGAACTCGGCATTGAGGACCGGCGCGAGCAGGAATTCGACGAGGAGGCCGCGGCCGCCGCCCTCAACGCGGTCAACGACACGGTCACCTTGGACCCCGAGGACGTGGAACGCGACCTCGCTGAACTGCGGCCCGAGAGCGCCACCCGCACGCCCCGCACCCGCTCCGGCGCAGCTTCTGCGAACGAGAGCAGTGAGTCCTCGAACACCGGCGGAACCGGCACGGTGACGATCGACCGCGACCGAGTCGACGAGGACCTGGAGTCGATCCGCCCGACCGGCGACAACGCGGGTTCCGGTGGGTCATCGGAGCCGCCGAGCGGCCCGAACGTCCCGCAGCAAGGGGACGGTGACGACGAGGCATCGGAGCCGCCCGTCGGGACGGACAGCCCCCGGGCTATGACCCCGGAGGCCCGGCAGGCGGAGATCGTGGCGCTCATCGAGCACGAGATGGTCCACGGGCCGCTCACCGGTGCTGCGAAGACCCGCCTGACCGCGCTGGAGGCGGAGAACGACCGCCTTGCCGGGAAGCGCCCGGAACAGAAGCCTGCGCCCAATCCGACGCCTCAGCGCAGCGGCCCCGGCGGGAACTGGGCGGACCTCACCCGCGACCAGGTGGAGGGCGACGGCAGCGAAGACGACGGCCTGTTCTCGGCGCCGGCCGCCCCCGCCCGCCGGAGCACCGCGGCCGACCCGAACAACCCGTTCGACCAGCCCGACGATGGGTTCGGCACGCCGGATCTGATCGCCGCTCTCGAAGGCCGTGACACCAGCGATCTTCGCGAGGCGGAGCTCCGCCGCGCGGACAAGTTGGAGCAGGGCGACCGGTTCACCGGCTCGGATGGCCACGCCCACACCGTGGCCGAACCGCCGAACAAGACCGGCCGCGGTCGCGTCCGCGTCGTCACGGAGCAAGGCCGGGAGTTGTTCTTCCGGCCCGCGGACGAGGTCCGGCTCGGCGGCCCCGACGAGACCGCGAACACCACCACCAGCAGCAGCGACGAGCGGCGGGCCCCCGCGCCTCGTACCGAGGACGCTGCCCCTGCAACGCCAGCCGCCCCGAAGCCGTTCGCCGACAACAAGGAGTGGCGCGACGGCCTCGCCCCCGTGGACGTGGCCAACACACATCTGGGCACCGCCGCATCAGCGACGTGGGGACCTCGCGAGATACCCGACTCCGTCGGCGAACTCAGTCGTGGCGTCATGAACGCCATCGCCGCGCTGGAGGACGACGACTACGACGACACAGAGCGATACCTCGCGAGCGCCCGTCAGCAGGCAACCGTTCTGCAGGGCTCCCTGCTGAATACCGAGCGGAACACGATGGAGGAGCCGCTGCGCGACCTGCTCAGCGCGCTCGACACCTTCCTGGACAGGCACCGCGCCACCCGCGACCAGCGGCAGAGCGAGGACGACACCGCGCAGCGCCTCGACGATCAGGCGCGCGCCGACTTCGAAGCCCGTCGGACGCCAGCATCACCGGACGAGACCGCAGGCGACGCCCGTCCGGAGACGTCGCCGAGCGGCGACGGCCTGGACGCGCTCAACGGCGAACAGCCGAGCCCGGGGGCGCCCGTCAGCACGTCCGACAGCAACGCCGAAGGGGAGACCCGGGAGCATGTCGGTGAGCACAACGGCAAGCCCGTGGAGATCGGCGAAGAACACGTCATCCCCGCCAAGCACCGCTTCCACAGGGATGAGGTCCGGCGGGCCGTCTACCTCGGTGGCGAGCGAATCGGCTCCGTCCTGCGCAACGACACGGAGGGAGATGAGGCGTGGCGTGCAGACCACGATGCGCACGGCCCAGTCGGTGATCCGTGGTCCAGCAAGAAGGACTTCGAGGACCCGGCGCATGCCGCTGCCCTCGTGGTCGCCGGCGCGCACGACAAGCCTCTACTGAGCTTCCCCGGTGACACGAGCGGTCGCGCTACACCGATCCGAGAGTGGGCGGGCGTGTGGGCGGAGCCGCAGCCGGCCGGAGTGCGCAACGTGTACCTCGACCGGGCGGTCGCGCACAACGATGACGGCTGGTCCGCCAGAGCCGATCCGTGGGACGTCAAGTTCTGGATCTCCACAATGGCCGACGTCGAGCCCTTGGCGCAGTACGACGAGAACACCCGCCGCGGCCTGGATGAAGTGCCCTCGGAGGCGCGTCAGTTCCTCACCGACCTGTCCGAGGATCTGCGGTCCTCGGTCCGAGAGATGGGTGAGGGGCTGCGCACCGACCTGCGCCCCATCCTGGTGAACCACATCGCCACCCGGAACGGGCGGAAGAAGGCTCTGGAGCTGCGCCACGAGTTGCTTGAGGAGCGGATACAGCAGGTCCGGGAGGCGGTACGCGAGCGGATCGCGCGCGCCCGCGCCGGGGCCGCGGAGCGCGGTCTGTCTGAACAGCAGGCAGAAGCCTTCATCATCGGTGTGGTCGGCGGCGACAACTCCGACCAGAAGTCCTACGGCATCCATGGTGAGTTCCCTGAAGCCATCCGTCCCCTCAAGGCCGCTGTCGCGGACGGGACCGCCTACTGGTCCGCGTTCGCTGGATGGGCCACGCAGGACGACAGCTCGAACTGGGCTGGCATGCACTGGGAAAACGGTCGGCGAGAGAGCATCGGTGCTCCGACGTCCCCTGTCGCTGATGCTCGAACGGGCACCGGAGAGCTGAAGATCGGTGAAGCGGAGCTGCCCAAAGGCATGCGATGGGCTCGGGGCTCCGAACTCCGCGAGGGGAACATCTTCCACACGGTGAATCGTCGGCAGGGCACGAGCGACGGCTTCGACGGGATGTACACGCCGCGTTACGTCATCAACCTCCACCGTGGCGGTCTCGATGGGGCCGTCCGCTCCGTGAACCTGGACAACAACCACGGTCACGACACCGTTGGGCCCGATGAGTGGGTCGTGCTCGTCGAGAAGCCGGAGCAGGTCGTACGCAACAGGGCACGGGCTCGGGTGCGCACCGACATCTTCACCAACTGGGAGGTGCCGGTCGACGACGAGACACATGAACTCGGCGGCCCCGACCGGGTAGCCGCTCTGGTGGCCCGCGCTGAGGTCAATGAGGTCGCGAAGGAGGGCGCCAAGACGGAGTGGAGTGTCAGCGTCGATGGCGTAGAGGTCGGCCGGATCACCAACGACTTCAAAGAGAGGACGCTGGAGTACGACGCTGAAACCGATGATGGGCAGCGCCGCACGTGGCACGGCCGGGATCTCGCCACGGCCGGGCTCGTGGCCACTCACGACGAGCGTCAGGCCTCGCAGAACGACGAGTCTGAAACAACCACGAGCGATGCCGGCGCTCCGGACGGCGAGGACGAAGTCACCGTGCCCGCCTGGGCCACCGACCTCGGAGACGGGGTCTGGCTGGACAAGCCGAGGAAGAGCGGCGGCCCCCGCAACATCTACGTCGACGGCCTCATCGAAGCTCTTCTCTGGAAGGAGAACAAGAGCAAGGGAGGCAGGTACTACTGGTGGCGGCCGTACCCGAACAACTTGACCGGAGAAGGCCGATTCGACACGCCCGAGGAGGCGGCGCGCGACTTCGCCCGCGAAATGCGGGAGCAGGGCCTGCCGAGCCTGAGCGGCCCTCAGGACGACGCGGCGGGCCCCGGCGAACGAGACGATAGCGACGGCGACAACGGCCAAGGACAGGGCCAGGAGGAGGAGTTCGGCCGGGACGACTCGGACCGCGAGGACCGTGACCGTGACCGTGGGGACCTTGATGGCGCCGCGCCGGACGAGACAAGCGGCGACGGAGGCAGCGGTACCCCTGAACCGGACAACGACCGCAACGACGACGGCACCCCTGACGGGGACGACGATGAGGGGACAGACGACCGCGCTCGTCGTCGGCGTCGCCGGGACCGCCGGAACCGTGGCAGCAACCGGCCTGACAGCGGCGGTCCGGGCCGCCCGCTTGTCCCGCACATCCCGGAGCGCAACAACCGCGATCTCCGGGACGATGACGACTCCAGCGGTCTCGGTGGGCTGCGGGACGCGTACCGAACGGGCCGCGATCTGCCCGCAGGCATGGATACCCCGGAGCACCGGGACTTCCTGCAGCGCCTCGCCGACAACCCGACGCTGACGCAGTCCGAGGGCAGTGGCCTGGTGACGTGGACTGACGATCATGAGGCCCTGGCCGACGGCCAGCCCGCCCTGTGGTACTTCGCCCACGCTCGCACCGGAGCCGGATTCGGCGGTGCGGGCAACACTGCGGTGAGCGCGTACAGCGCACCCGAGGCCCGCGAACTCGCCAACCGGTACGAGCAGTTGACCGGGGCCGACGGCACGCCGTTCGCCTGGAACGGCGATCTCGACTCGGCTGCTGTCCGCGGGTGGCGTGACGGGCAGGGCCGGAACCTGGTCGAGGCGATGCGCGCCCAACGCGACGCCTTCGAGGCGGACGAGGCCCGCGAGGAGCCGTCCGCGCTGCCAGAGGATCTGTCGATCCTGTCGGACCTCGAACTGGAATCGTTCCCGCACCAGGCCTTCAACGCCGAGGACTGGGAGCGGTACGCCGCCGAGATGGACCGCCGGTTCCCGCCGGCCGACCAGCTTCGTGACGTGCTGTCGCAGACGCCTCCGGTAACCGAGGAAGAGCGTGAGGCCGAGAACAAGGCCATGGACGAGGCCCTGGGCTTCGGCCAGTTGGACGTCGCGCCGGAGATCGTCCGCCCCAAGCGCCCGTCGAAGGACCAGCAGCTTCGCGACGAATACCAGATGTGGCACGAAGAGCGCCGGAACCGGGCCGACAACGCGATGCGTGGCGGTTCGCTGCTCAACAAGGAGGGGAAGCGCAAGGGGTACAGCGAGGACGACGTCTTCAACGGCGGCTTCCTGTCCGCCAATGACGCGTGGCGCCGGTACGCGTCCGACGAGCTGATCGAGTGGTTCGATCAGAACGGCGGTCGCGTCACCTACAACCAGTTCCGCGAGCAGAAGCGGCAGTCCGAACGCCTCGACCGGTGGGATTGGGAGGAGCAGCAGCGGGCCGCCCGTGGTGAGACCGCACTTCCTGCGGACGCGGCAGACGCCGACGCCGAGCCGGAGGCGGAGGTCGACACGTTCGACGCGTCGAAGCCCCGCTTCAGTGATGTCGCCGCGCTCCGGGACCACCTGCACGCCGGCGAGCTCGACGATCCCGGTCCTGGTGGCAACTGGGACATGCGTCAGCGCCTGGACGACGTCATCAAGAGCAAGACGCTGGAGCTGAGCCCCGGCGGTCGGCTTGCTATCGGCAAGTTCAAGCACGGCAACCGGAGTGGTCTCCAGTGGCGCATTCTGGCGCCCGGGTCGATGAACTCTCTGTTCGACCCGTACAACATCACTCGCGAGCAGGCCATCGCGTACACCGAGGCCCTGGAGGGCATCCGAGACCGCGACGGCAACCCGTTCCCGTGGGATGCCCCTGACGCGCCCGAGCGGGCCCGCGCGTTCATCGGATCGGACGGCGAGAACCTGGGCGTGGCTGTGGCTAAGGCCCTCGTGGACAAGTTCGACGAAGAGGACCGGCTCTACGATCGCACCAAGGCGCGTCTGCTGCTGCTCGACGAGCAGCGTCTGGACGAGCACTACCCGAAGTGGCGTGCCACGTCCGAGCGGGACGGATACACGATCCCCGTCCACCACGCCGATGATCTGCAGGCGGGTGACGAGGTCGACTCCTTCCACGTCTTCACCTATCCGGACACCCCCGGCGGGCCAGCCGAGTGGTCGGAGCGCGGTACCGCGGACGAACACCCGGCCTACCTCAGTCGCGGTTCGGTCGGGCAGGGGCTCGACTTCCCGTTCGGCGTGATGGGTGACTACGACATTGGCGGTGGAGACGACTCCGAGAGCGGCAAGTTCGACCTGGACGGCAACAAGGTCAAGCGGCTGGTCCACGGAGTGCACTGGGTCGCCGATCCGGTCCGGGCTCGTGCCATGCGCCGCCCCCGCACGGGTGAGACAGCGCCTGAGGCAGCCGTCGGACAGGACGCTGGCGTGGCAGTGCCTGCTGTATCCGAGCCAGCCGTTGGGCGGGATGCTGGGGCCGCTGTGCCCGCAGCGCCCAACTCGGCAGAGGATGTGCCTTCTCCGGGCGTCGACGTGCCCGAGGAGCGGCCCGCGCCGGAACCGATCGGCGGCCGTACCGCGGAGTGGGTCAGCGTCAGCGACCTTACGCTCGGCGACGTCGTCCGTATCGAGGGGACCACCCGCGCCGGGAAGTCGCGCACCCTGTCCGGGTACGTCATTCAGGCGCCGCAGCGCCGCGCTGTGTCCCGCAAGGGCCGCAGCACGGAGATGTTCATGACGCTCGTCTCGGAGACCAAGGACGGCAGCAGCGGTGACCGTTCCCCGGTGTGGACGCCGCTCGACGCCTCGGCCGCCCGTGCCACGGGTGAGGTAAGCGACGAGCGTGAGCGGGCCGACAGCTCCCTCGTCACCGGTGCGGAGGGCGACGTTCTCACGGGGAACATCGCCGACCGCATCGCCACCGACCGCTCTGGTCGCGGCCTGTTCCCGGGCAGCCTCGTCCAGGACGACGGCGGCCGGGAGGGCGTGGTCACCGGCGCCAACGCGTCTACGGTGTCCGTGAGTTGGGGCGACGACAAGCAGGAAACGGGCCTCGCCCCGTCGTCGGTGACCGTCACTGACGGAGGCTCCGCCCGGCCCACCGGCTGGACACCGGAGGGTCAGCGTGTCCGCAACGGCCACGTGGTCAGCGACCGGGACGGCAACATGCTCGGCACCGTCGAGGGTGTCGACGGGGACAGCGTGCAGGTCGCCACCCGCGAGGGCATCAAGCCCATGCCGGTCACGGACCTGCGTACCGTGGGCGAAGTCCGCGACAGGGAACCCGAGGACCGTACGAACACGGCGGACGTCGTACCGGCCACGGCCGGCTCCCTCAGCGAGGGTGACGTCATCGTCCACGACGGCGCTGACGGCCCCCGCACCGTGGCCGTCATCGGCCGTGACGAGGACGGCGACCGGGTTCAGCTCGACGTCGCCGACACCCGTACTGGGGAGGCCTCCCACATCGACACCACGGCGGACGCTCCGGTGACCCGCCTGGTCGGCGAGGGCGGCCAAGCCCCCGCCGTCGACGATGAAGACGTCGACCTGCGGGTGTTGGAGGAGCCGCAGGCGGTCGACCCGGTCATCGGTGACACCGTGGACCCGCAGCTCTCCCCGGAGGAGCGGGACGCCATCGCCGACCACGGCACGGCGCCCTCGGACGACCCCGACGTGCAGCAGGCCGTGACCCGTATCGGGCAGGACCTGCCCGTCACTTCGGGGCAGGCCACCGGTCTGGCCGACTCGTTGCGTGCCACGTCGACCCCGGACACTGCGGAAGGGCGCGCGGCCCGCCGCGCCGCTGCGCATCTGGACGAGGCGGCCGGCCGTACCAGCAGCGACACCAACGCCCGCTCGGCGCAGGGAACGGTCAACGACCTCGGCGTGGGCGACACGATCGCCCTGCCCGACGAGGACGACGCGAACAACGTCTCCACGTACACGGTCGTCGGGATCGACGACCTCCTCGGCGGGGTGCGGCAGGTGACGGTGCGGGACGCCGCCGGGGATACGCACTCGCGCACTCTGCCCGGGGATCAGCCGCTGTGGCAGCTTCCCGAACTGCCCGACCCGGAGGGCGCGGACGCCCCGCGTCGTGACCCGAACCCGGCGCCCTCCACCGACGACATCGTGGCCGGGCACCCCAACCGGGTGGCCCGCGCCGTCGTCGACTCGGCCATCGCCGGCACCGAGCCCGCGGGCAGCATCCATCAGTTGCGCCAGCAGGTCGCCGAGCGGGTCACCACCGAGGCACTGCTGGTTCCCATGCAGCAGGCCCGGCAGGACGCCGTGGACGCCCTCAACGCGGCCGGGATCACCGGCCCGGAGCGGTCGCAGGCCTTCAAGCGACTCAAGGCCGAACGGCTACGCGCCCGCGCGGCCGCGGTCCGGGCGGTACTGCGCACCATCAACGACCTGGAGCCGCTCGACGGCGAGAGCGCGCAGGACACGGCGAACCGTGCCGCGGACCTGCTGCGAATGATTCCGGACCAGATCGGCGTCCCGGCCGCGCGCCGGGACGGCACCGGGGAGACCGGGGAGACCATCGCCCGGCACGTCGACGACGCGCTGATGACGCTCGCCCGGCAGGCCTTCGGCGACGGCTTGAGCGACGAGGACGCGCTGCGGCTGGGCCGTGTCCTGACCGGGCGTATGGAGGCGACCCGGCAGGCGACCGCCCGACGGATCGTCCGGAACCTGCCGCCCGCGACGCGGCAGCGAGTTCTGCCGCAGGTCCTCGCGCTGCTCATGAGGATCGGCCGCCGCATCATCGCCATGGTGCAGGCCCTGCTGCGGGCCGCGCGGCAAGCGTGGAACTCGGAGGCCTTCCGCAGGTTCCGTGAGCGCCTGGTGGCCCGGGTGAAGGCGTGGCCGGAGACACGGCGACTGCACCGCATCGCCCAAGCCGCCGATCTCCCTGCTCCCGGCGACGGGGAAGGCCTCGGTGAGCGCATCGCGCACTGGGCGCGGCTCATGCCGGCTCCCGGCCGCTTCGGGCAGACGTCGCGGCGGGCCCGCTGGTACCAGGGCGCGACGCGCCGAGCTCTGGCCGCCGGGGAACTCCCAGCGGTACAAGACGGCATGCGCTGGGCGCCGGACCGGGCTGCGGACCGGGGCCCTGGTGCTACCGCGATGCGGCACCTTGCCGCGCTGCGGGCCGCTGGCGTCGACATGGACCAGGAGATCAACGCCCGGCTCGCGGCCGTACTCCCGGATCACGGCGACGACCCCCACACCAACCTGCGTCTGGCGGCCGCGTACGCGGACACGACCGAGCGGCGGGCCCGGAACCTCGCTGCCCACCCCGTCGGGCACAGCGTGAACCCGGACTACACGCTGGAGTTGGCGGCTGCGCGTGCCGAGGCTGCCGATGCCCGTGTGGAAGCAGACCGGATGCGCGCCGCGTACACGACTGCGTTGCCCGACGTCGTCGCCGATGCGTTGGCGTCGGTGCGGGAGATGGGCCCCAGCGGTTCGTCGGCGCTGATCATGTCCCCGGGCAGCGACGGTGACGCTGCCCGAGCGCTGAACGGCGTGCAGCGGTTCGTCCCTCGGGACTGGCTGGCCCCGACGGACCGGCGTCTCGTGCACGCGCGGGACGCAGCGGTTGGTGGCTACGACCCGCATAGCCGGACGGTGTCCGTCGCCGACCTTGGTGACGGAGGCCTCGGTACGGCCGCGTACGCACTCTTGGTGCACCTTCAGCAGGCGCAGCCGGACCTTCTGGCAGCCCAGGAGGTATACCGGTACGCCCGCACCCACACGGGCCGTGTCGGTGCTCGCCGCTCCAGCGTCGACGAGCTGTTCGCGCGACTGTTCAGCAACGCGGAGTCGGACCGAGCGGACGTGGTCCTGCCGCAGGCCCTGCTGTCCCTGTTCAACGGCGACTGGTACGAGGACGACGACCTTCGGGCGTTCCTCCTCGGACTGCTCGCCACCCGATAGAAGGAGGCCGCATGTTGGCGACCGGAGTTCTTGAAGACGGTTGCCCGTACCAGGTCGAGATCACGGGCCGGGCCGACCAGCCAGTGGTCGGCTCGGCCCGGATCCGGGCGTTGGTCGAGCAGCACACGGGGAACCAGGTGCTGCTTGGCCCGCTCGGGCCCCGCCGGGAACTGGACCCTGGCGACCCGCAGGCAGTGCTCGCGCTGCTGCGCCAGCGAACCCGCCTGGTCGAGCAAGGTAGTTGAGGGTTGGGGCACGGCTGGCCGGGACACAAGCCGGCCGTGCCCTTCACCCTCCCCGCCGTGACCACTACTCGATTCGCGTTCTCCATCAAGGCCCTGCCCGCGCAACCGGCCAGCGGGGCGCCGCCGGGCCCGCCCGCTCCCTCCGACGAACTTCAGCCGCCAGCACACGACGACTCGCGGCCGTGGGCCGGGGACCCGTACGACGAGGGTGACGAGACCGATCCGGCCAGCGCGTTCGCCGCGTTCACCGGCAAGGACGGCGAGGAGGCCTGGCTGGACCGCGCTGCGGATGGCACGGTCACGGGCTGGGTGCGGGACGCGACCGGACAGGTGTGGCGGTACAGCGACGAAGCCGCCTGGGCTCTCGACGTCGACGGCGCGCAGATGCAGCGCACCAGTACGAAGCCCGGGTCAAGTGACCCGGGCGCAGACCCGGCCGGCGCTCCTGGCGGGCAGGAAGACCCAGCCGAGAACGAAGCGCCGAACCCGTACGCCGACGATCCCGCGGCCGCGGAGACCGCCGGCTCCGAGGACGATCCCTTCGCCGACGCCGACGAGGAGGGCGACGAGTTGACGGAGTCGGCCACGGAAGATCCGGATATGGAAGAGTCCCCTGACGAGGAGGAGGACGACGAGAACGGCGACGCGCCGTTCCCCGGGGCCCGCAAGCCGAAGAAGGGAGGCAAGTAAGTGGCGATGGACCGCGCCACCGCGCTCGCCGTGGCCGCCGAGGCGCACGCTGCGGCCGCGGCTGGCAAGACAGAGGCGGACTGCCCCTACGACGCAGACGGCAAGCCCGAGGAGCGCTTCAAGGCCCGCTACTGGACACTCGGCTTCCAGCAGTCCCAGGAGCCCCAGGGGTCCCAGGGGTCCCAGGAGGACAGCGCGGGACGGTAAGGCCCCGGCGGGGGCACGGTGCGCGGGTTTGATCACCCCGCGCCCTGGAGGTCCCCGCCGTGCCGAGCCCCCCACCCCGCAAGCCGTCCATTCGTCACGGCACCGCACGAGCGATCTTCGCTGTCACGGGTGTTGTCGACGAGGTCAGTGACCTCATCCTTCCGGGAGCCTTCACCAGAACCCTGGCGACCCGGCGGGTGAAGACCGTCTTCCACCACGAGTGGAAGGACCCCATCGGGGTTGTTCTGGAGATCGAGGAGTGGAAGCCCGGAGACCCGCGCTTCGCAACGATCCCCGGTGGCGCCGTGTGGCCCAAGGAGGCCGGCGCGCTGGTTGCTCTCGTCCAGTTCAACATGCGCACGGCCCGCGGACGCGACGTGTATGAACAGGTCCGGCAGTGGCACGAGCACGGTGAAGCGGCGTTCTCCATCGGCTACAAGGTGCCGCCCGGCGCGGCCAGCAAGCGGCACGACGGCGTACGGATCATTCACTCTCTGGACCTGTACGAGGTCAGTCCCGTTCTGCATGGGGCGCACCCGCTGACCCGGTCGCTGGAGGTCAAGTCGGGCCTGTCCGGGGAGGAGATCGAGCACAAGTCGACCTGGTCGGCGATCGAGCTCGACCACAAGGACGCCGAGCAGCAAGTCGATCAGGGCGCCATGATCGCCCTGTACCTGCCTCGGGACTCCGCGGAGCGGATCGCCCAGCCGGAGGGCACACCTCCCCGAGAGCTGCACATCACCCTGGCGTACCTGGGTGATGCGGCCGCGCTCGGCGGCCACCCGGACGACCTGGCCGACCTGGTGCGCAGCGCGCTCACAGATGCCAACCCGCTGGAGGGCAGCATCGGCGGGGTCGGCCGTTTCCCGGACACGGGGGAAGGCGAGGTCACCTGGGTGCCGGTCGACGTCGCCGGACTCAGCGAACTCCGCACGCGGATCGCTGACGCTCTGCGGCTCTCCGTGTACGCGGACAAGTTCCGCGAGGACCACGGATTCACCCCGCACATCACCCTCGGCTACCGGCTGCCCGGCGTTGCGCCGTTCCCCCAGATACCGGTGCGCTTCGACGAAGTCGTGGTCGTACAGGGGTCGAAGAAGACCTCGATCTCGCTGTCCGGTCCGCCCGTCGACGCCGATACCCCGCAGGCCAGCATGGAGGCCAAGACCGCGGCCTCCGTCCTGCTGGAAGCGAAGTCCGCAGGCGGAATCGACCACAGCCGAGGCCACGCCGAGCAGTTGCGTGACTGGTATGCGCGCGGCGACGGCGCTTCCCGCATCGGCTGGGGCAGCCCCGGCGACTTCGACCGCTGCGTGGCCATCGCCGCCAAGCACATGGGGCCCGAAGACGCCAAGGGCTACTGCAACCTCCGCCATCACGACGCCCTCGGCATCTACCCCGCCACCCACGCCGCCGAGAGCAAAAGCGCTCTCGCCGCTGTCCTCGAAGCAAAGAACCTGCCCCTGGAGTCCGCCATGCCCGCGCCCACCCCGTACTCGTACGAGCAGCTCCGCAACCGCATCGCGGAGGCTGCCCGCTCCCTCTTCGACTGCGGCGAGGACTCGTTCACCAGCGTCGAAGCGACCTACCCAGACCGGGCCATCGTCGTCGTCTGTGACCGCGGCGAGAACACCACGTACGCCGTCTCTTACACGGTCGACGGCTTCGACGTGGACCTCGGAACGCCGCAGCCCGTGGAACTCGCCACGGTCGCCGTGCCCGTCGACGGCAAGGAGAGACCGGCCAGCGCCGACGAGGAGGTCGACGCCCGGTTCATGAAGCCGTCCGCGCAGGCCCTCGACGATGCGACTGCCCTCATCACCGTCTCCGACGCCACCCCCGACGAGGTCGGCACGCTCCAGCCGAGCGTGGAACGCCTCCTCGCCGTCCTCGCCAAGAAGGGCGCCCCCGTCCCCACCACCAAGCAGCAGGACCTCCCGCACGACGACGAGGACGAGGACGTCGGTGACGACCCCCTTCCCGACGAGGAAGCACCGGCCGACGCCGACGAGGAACTCCCGGACGACACAGAAGGCGAGCCGACATCGACGCCGCCGGTCGACCTGTGGGACGACGAGGAGGGCTCCGAACAGTGGGGCTCCGATGGCGAGGGCGAAGACGACGAAGAGCCGTACACGCCGATCAAGCCCAAGGACCGGGCCGTCCTGGACCCCGACGAGGTCAAGTCGCAGCTCGCCGCCCTCCGCGCCTGACACCGACATCGCGCGCAGCGCCTGCGAGTTGAGCGCGCGACGTTAGCCCCTCCCGTGTTCTCCAATGCCCCCGCGTTTCGGGTCGTCCCGGTGCTGGCCGGGCGAGCGACGCATGTCCATCGCCACGCCCAGCACCGGGAGAACAAACCACCATGGCTACGGCTACCGATAAGAGCCTGCTCCGGAGCCTGCAGACCCAACTGCAGGAGAAGAGCACGGAGGCCGACCGCATCGCGTCGACCTTCAAGGAAGAGGACGGCAAGTTCGTCGTCAGCACCGACCAGCGGGACGCGTACGTCAAGACCGTCCGAGACGCACAGGAGATCAAGGGGCTCATCGACGCCGCGCAGGGCGCCGACAACCTCACCTCCTACCTCAACGCCCCCGAGGGCACCCCCGCAGCCGGCCAGTTCTACGGCAGCGCCCCGAGCAACATGGAGGCGAAGAGCCTCGGTGACCTGTTCACCGAGTCCGACGCCTACAAGCGCGCCGCAGCCCAGGAGTTCAAGGAACGGCCGTACATCCGCGCCGAGATCGAGGGGAAGTCGATCTTCTCCCTGTCGGCTGGCACCCACACCCACCAGGCCCTCGGCTCCGCCCAGGACCTCGGTATCACCGAGGCGCAGCGACGCAAGTGGCACGTCCGCGATCTCTTCCCCTCCGCGAAGACCAAGTCCGCGGTCCTGCTCGGCATTCGCGAGACCGGGTGGGTCAACAACGCGGCGCAGGTCCCGGAGAGGCGGGCAGCCGACGGCGTGAGCTCGCCGACCGGCCTCGACACCGACGTCTTCGCCAAGGCCCCGCGGTCGAAGCTGAAGCTGGAGCCCGTGGCGTTCCCCATCGCGGAGATCGCCCACCTCCTCGATGGCCACAAGAACATCCTGTCGGACGAGCCGCGCTTGCGGACCTTCATCAACTCCCGCCTCGTCGAGGGAGTGAAGTTCGCGGAGGACTACGACCTCCTCCACTCCCAGGGCGGTGACGGCACGTCCATCGTCGGTCTGTTCAACACCCCCGGTGTACAGCAGTACGTGGGGAAGAACACCGACAAGTTCTCGATCCAGATGCGGCGGGCCATGACTAAGGCGCTGCTGGCCGAGTACGAGCCGACCGGCGTGGTCCTCAGCCCGACCATGTGGGAAGAGGTCGAGGTCGAGACCGACGACAACGGCGCCTTCCGTGTCGCCCTCCAGGTCGCCGTGGGCGCGCAGAAGAGGGTCTGGAGGATCAACGTCGTCGAGACCACGGCGATGCCGGACGCTCAGTACCTGCTCGGCTCCTTCGGCATGGGTGCCCAGCTCTACGACCGCGAGAACGTCAGCGTCACCGTCTCCAGCGAGAACGCCGACAACTTCGAGCGGGGCGTGCTGACCTTCCGTGCCGACGAGCGCGTCGCGCTCGAAGTCTCCCGGCCGGAGTCGTTCGTCATCGGCACCTGGACCACGCCGGTGTAACCCGGCCGGCCCGATCCGGGCCCATACCGGAGACGCACCGCGGGGCCGGGCCACACGGTCCGGCCCCGCTCCCCGTTGTACAGAGAGGACTGCCGTGGCAGACACGAACGGGCTGATCGCGGCCCTCGCTCAACTCGCCGAGGCGCCCCCGGCACCCCGCGGCCCGCGGTGCACCGTCGGGATCATTCTCGACGAACTCGACGCCAGCACCGCGCAGAAGGTCCGCGACGTGCTCGACACCCCTGCCATCAGCTCGACGCAGATCGCCGACACACTCATCGGCAGCGGCCACCAGGTCCAAGCGCCTGCTGTCGCCCGGCACCGTCGCCGCGGCGGCTCCAACGGATGCAGGTGCCCACGATGAGCCTCGACGCCCACCTTGATGCGCTGCTCGCCCCTGCCGCCGCCGAGCAGTCCGCACCATCGGAGATCACCCGGCCCGCGGCCACGGCCCCCAAGGGCTGGGAACCCGGAGTCCGGTACGAACAGGGCGGCTCGATGCTCGTCACCGCGCCAGCCGCCGACGCACCCCCTCAGGACGAGACCGGATGGCGTGCCCGCGTCGAGGAACTCGGCCTCGTGGTGCCCGACGGGTACCGGGTGCGGCTCGTCGAAGCCCGGCACGATCCGGCCGCCTGGCACCGCGACGCCCAGGGCGAGGACGCCGTCACCCGCCCGGTGTGGCGCTGCCGGTACTTGATCGAGCCGTCCGTGCCCGGATGGGCGTCCGCTGAAGACCTCAACACCCTGGTGCGCGACGCGATGCGGCGCCGCCGGAAGCCGCGCGCAGCGGCCGAACAGCCCGCGCGTGCGCTCGCCGTGGTGTACGCCGACCCGCAGGCCGGCAAGGTCGGCCGCGACGGTGGCACGAAGGAGTTGGTGGCCCGGGTCGCCGACCGGTTCGACCGGCTCCAAGACCACCTGCGCGATCTCGGCAAGGTGGGTCGGGCACCCGACTCCGCGTACTGGCTCGACGCGGGTGACTGCATCGAGGGGTTCGAGAACGTCGCCTCCCAGGCCTTCACGAACGATCTGACCCTCACGCAGATGATCCGGCTGCACCGGCGGTTGACGTTCGAAGGCCTGGATCGCCTCGCCACGGCGTTCCCTCGGGTCGTCGCCGCGACCGTCGGCTCGAACCACGCCCGGGTCAGGCGCGGGAAGGACGCCATCGGGCCCCCAGAGGATGATTGGGGAGTCGAAATCATGTCGCAGATCGCCGACGCTTACGGACGGAATCCCGACGCGTACGGCCATGTGAGTTTCGTGGTACCCGAACCTTGGCGTGACACTGTCTCGCTCGACATGGCGGGGACGATTGTGGGCCTCAACCATGGTCACCAGTACGCCCGTCCGGAGAAGGCGCCGGACTGGTGGAAGGGCCAGTCCTTCGGCCGTCAGCCCATCGCCGACGCCAAGATCCTTGTCTCTGGGCACTTCCACCACTTCCGCGCGCAGCAACTCGGCAACGGACGTCTCTGGGTTCAGGCCCCCACACTCGATAACGGCTCCGACTGGTGGGTCATGCGCTCCGGAGAGGTATCCCAGCCCGGCCTGCTGGTCTTCTCCGTGACTACCCAGGGCTGGGATGACTTGCGCATCCTCTGACCGTCAGTAGGGGGCGCCTTGGTGGATCTCGTCCGCCAGGGCGTCTAGCCGGTCGAGGATGTACGTGAAGCGTCCCTTCCCTTTCAGCCACGCTCCTGCCGCTGTGGGCGCATTCGTTCCCGCGATCTGCTCCTTGGTCAGATTGGATGTGATGCCCAGCCGGTGGGCGACGATCGCCTTGCGCATGGTCTGCTTGCTCTGTGGGCTCTCGTGTGCGGCATGGTTCCGCAGGGCGATCAACAGCTCAAGGGCGTGGTGGTACTTGGAGTTCTGCACGGCCACGTAGAGGTAGTGCTTGGCCGTCTTGCCGCCGGTGAACTTCCCGATATCGCCCAGCAGTCCGCCACGTCCGCTGTAGTCGAAGTACTTGCCGCCGGTGACGAGGTACTGGCAGACCTTCTCTGTCATGTGCTTCGGGAAGGTGATGCTGGTGGTGTCGCTGAACGGCTTGGAGTCGTTGTTCAGCGCCACTATCAGGCACTCTTCCATCAGGTGCTCGAAGGCCACGCTGGTCTTCATCAGCGCTGCTTCGTACGCCCAGGTGATGGCTTGGTCGCTCAGCCCAGGCTGATCCACCTCGTCGAGGTAATCGCGGATGCGCTGCGTGGTCTCTTTGAACTTGGTGGCGGCGTACTTGCCGCTCTTCTTGCGCCCCATGGCGATCAGCGTACGAGGTGTGACCGCGACTCAAGGGCCCCTCTTCCATCACCCTTCCCTCTCCTCAACCCACTTGAGAAGGGACACACACCATGGGCCTCTACACCGAGTCCGGCACACGCATCACGAAGACGGCCTTCCCCGCCTCCGCCGTCAGCGACCCCCTGTTGAAGGTCACCGCGGACGTGTACGAGACGCGCCCGCACGACCAGGGCTCCCGCCCCACCGACAGCCGCGACTCCGTTCCCGAGGGGTCGATCAAGGTGCTGCGTTTCCGGGCGGGGGCGATCCTGCGCCAGTCCCAGGTCGACGCGCTGTTCCCCGCCGCAACGATCGCGGGCATCAGCCCGGCCACCGGCCCGGCCGCCGGCGGGACCGTCGTCACCATCACCGGCACCAACCTGGACGGCGTCGCCGACGTGAAGTTCGGTTCCACCGCGGGCACCAACCTCAAGATCCTCTCGTCCGGCAAGCTCCAGGTCACCACCCCCGCGGGTACGGCCGGGGCCGTCAACGTCGTCGTCGGTGACGACGCCGGCAGCGTCACCAAGACGGGCGGCTTCGCCTACGCCTGATCCGTTCGCGCCGCGACGTTAGGCCGCGGGGCGGTCCAAGGTTCCTCCGCCAACGTCCAACCCCTGGAGGACCCAGTGCCGCCCCGCACCCGCAAGACCGCCAGCACCGAGCAGACCGACACCGCACCGGCCGACACCTCGACGTCCGACACCGCCACCGAGCCCGCCTCGGAGCAGGCCACCGAGGGCACCACGCTGCTCTCCGACCAGACCGAGAACAAGGCGGCGCCTGCCGCCGACGTCGAGACGAAGGTCCCGGACGTCGCCCCGCTCGAACCTCCGGCTGCCCCGCCAACGCCCGTCCCGGACCCCGACACGCTGACGACCGCTCAACAGCTCCTGCCCGCTGACCTCGAAGGCCAGATCGTCGACGACGCGACCGGTGAGATCCCGCCCGACCCTGACGGGGTGTTCGTCACCGTGGGTCTGTACGGGGAGCGGGCCCGCTGCACCGTTCGACTGGTGGAGAACGTCGGGATGGGCGTCTACAAGACGCCCACCACCCGACTCCTGGTCCCGGTCGGCGCGGAACTGAAGACGTCCCAGGCCGACCGGATCGTGACTCACCTGCGCGAGCAGCTCGATACAGCCCCGGCCGCCGAGTAAGGGAGACGTCTGGTGACGGTGTACGACTACCGGCCGGTGTGGGCCGGAGCGATGTGCGATCCGGCGGCCGCTGGTGGCAGCGTCGACCGCATCGACCTGTACGACAGCCCGGAGCGCGCTGGAACGCCTGCGGCTTCGGCTGGCCCGGCTGTCCGCGTGCGCGAGTCGGTGTACCGGTTCACGCTCCCGGACACCCTGGCTGACGGCCGGTACTGGTGCACCGTCACCTTCAAGCCGTCCGCCACGCAGACCTTCACGGACCGAACGGTGAAGGTCGACCTGCCGCGCGGTACTGGCCTCATCGCCTCCGCGGAGGAGGTAGCCGAGGAGCTCGGCGTCACGCTGCCCCTGACTGCCGTGCAGCGCGAGCGGTACTGGACGAAGATCCAGGCGGCGCAGGCGGACGTCTCCAACTTCCTTGGCCGGCCGCTCGTCCCCACCCCGCGGCAACTCCTGGAGGTGACACCGCTGTACGGGTACGCGCTCACCGATCCGCAGGCCTGGCCGATCCAGCAGTACGACGACATCGTGACCGTGCAGGGGTACGTCGCCAACCTCGACGGAACCTACAGCGTGGACCTCCTCGTCGGCCTGGACGCGGCCGCGGAACAGCCCATCGTTCGATACGTCATCGCCCACGCTGCCGAGGCGATCCGTAACGACCCCACCGCCCCGGAGTCCGCCACTCGACGGGTCACCTCCGTGTCCGCCGAAGGCCAGTCGATCTCGTACGACTCCGCGCCGCAGGCTGGCCAGGTGGGCGCACTGCCCACCCTGGACTCTCTAAGCACCTACCGGCCACGCCTCTATCGCACCATCGCCACGGCCACCACCACCCCCTGGCCGTACGGCGGCCGCCGCTACCGGCGACGCTGGTAGACGTCCGAGAGGCAGACACTCATGACTGTTGTCCTCCCGGACCGGGAGCTGACCGCGTACGTTCTCGGGCACCCGTGGGCCCGGGACGCACTCGGTACGCCCGTGCCGCCTCCACCCGACGCCCTCCCGACGGCGCGCGGCACGTGGCCGGGCGCGGCCACCGAGCAGATCGACGGCACGTGGACCCTCCGGGTCGACCCGGAGGCGTGGCCGCTCAAACCGGGCGACGTCCTGAGCGACGGCACCAACACCTGGACGGTGACGACCGCCCTCCCCAAGCGAGTGCCCGGGTACGGGGCCGCGGACTACGTCGCCGTCACCGCCTCACTGAACCCGCCCGAGGTGCCCTGATGGCGGCCAAGTTCCATCCGACGCCGGGGCTTGAGCGCATGGTGGCCCTGATGGTCGCACCCCAGGTTCACGAGATCGCCCGGGAGGTCGAGCGGGCGGCGAAGCGCTTCGCCCCGCCGACGAAGAGGTGGATCACGGTCGCGGACGACCGAGTCCGACCCACCCACGTCGAAGCCCACGGTCAGGAGCGGCCGGAGAACCTCCGCTTCGAGATCAACAGCATGGACTGGGACCGCAAGCACCGCGGCGTCGGCCCCATCACCTACATGAACGAGCCACGCGACGAGTCATCCCGCGCGGTCGCCAACATCAAGAACTGTCGGTGCAGCGTGCACACCATCCCGGACGGCATCTCCCGCAACATCCGCACCCTGCCGCCGGTCATCACCGGCAGCACCGTCACCGCGAAGGTCGTGGTGTCCGGCCAGTTCGTCGTCGAAGCAGAGGTCGGAACCGTGTACCCCGGCAACCTCGAAGCCGTCGGCGCCTTCTACATGGCACGAGCCGCGGCCACGGTCGCGGCCCGCCGCTGAGGACGCGACACTACGGCACACAGGTCTGCACCCTGCGCGCCATGACCACCAACACCGCCAAGAAGACCGCCACCGCCACCCCCGCGGACGCGCCCGCCATCGAGGACCAGGCGGCCGACGCCGTCTCCGTACTCGGCCCACCCTTGCGCCCAGGCCAGACTGCCGAGTTGGTCACCTTCGCCCATCACCTGCGAATCGACGGCAGGGAGGTCAAGCCCGGCGAGACCGCGCATGTCGCGCCGGAGTACGCCCGGCAGCTCCGCAACAGCGGCTACATCGCACGCATCCGCGCATGACCGGCACCGAGATCGCGGACGCCGATCCGGTCGCCGTCGTCCTGGCCTGGCTCGCCGACCACCCCAAGGTGACGGAAGCGCTCGGCGGACCCGGCCGCGTATCCGGCGTCCGCGAAGCCCCGTGGCCGCACCTTCGGGTGATCCCCGGCGCTGGCGGCGATCTACGAACCCTGGAGTGGGCCACCGAACCGGAGGTGGTCCTGGAGGTGTACGGCGACCCGTCCGGCTGGCCCGGCCCGGCCGCCCTGCGCCGCATCGCCCTGGTGTGTGCGCTGGCCGCGAAGGAGCTCGTCGACCAGCCGGCCGAGCCCGGCCGACCCGTCGTCAGCTCCGTACGGCCCTCGGGCGTCCTGATCGACTCACCTCTTGCTGATGGGCAACCGCGGCATCTGTTCGGCCTGCTGACCACGATTCACCCGCCCCAGGAGACGACACAGTGACGCTGCCGCAGCACGGCCCCACCTTCCTCCAGGTCGCACCCGTCGGTACCCCGCCCGACGCGGGGCCGGACGCCTGGACGGACCTCGGCGCGGTCAGCGGCTTCCGTATCGACCTCCGCGACGCGACGGTCGACATCGACCTCATGAGCCTCAGCTCATGGCACGACGTCCTGTCGCCGCTCCGCGCGATCGGCCCGTCCCCTCACCCGGCCTGCCGCACAGCCCGGCAGCGGATCGAAGAGGACCTGCGCCACCGCCACTTCAAGAGCCTGTTGCAGACCCTCCTGCACGGCTACCGCTCCACACTCCCGCCCGCGCCGATCGTCTCGTTCGCGAACCCCTGGTGAAGTTCACCGCGCGACGTTAACCGTCCGCCCTCCCCATCGTGGCCCGGCCCTAGCACCCGGCCACGAGGAGAGCACCCGCCATGGCAGGCGAGACCACCAACGCGAACCACATCGTCGTTCCAGCACGAACTCGGGTCTGGCTGGCGCCCGTCGGCACCACGGCACCGACCGACGCCACCGTCACCATGCCCACGGGCTGGTACAGCGTCGGACTGACCACCGAGGACAGCCTCAAGTTCACCGAGGAACCCAGCTTCGAGCAGGTCAAGTCCGCTCAGACCGACTTCCCGTCCCGTACGTTCCAGACCTCCGACAGCGCCACGATCGAGGTCGACTTGCAGCAGTGGAACGGCAAGAACTTCCAGGCCGTCTACGGCGGCGGCACGATCACCGAGATCACCCCGACCGAAGGCACGGCCAAGCACTACAAGTTCGCGCCTCCGCGCATCGGCGGGCGCAGCGAGGTCGCCGCGATCATCGAGGTCATCGATGGCGCGAAGGCGTACAGGTACGTCATGCCGCGAACCATGCAGATGGAGGGCGTCAGTAAGGATCTCCAGAAGGCGAAAGAGTCGGTCCTCCCGCTGCGTCTCGCGATCCAGGGTGGTGACGACTCGGACGCTTGGTACCTGCTCACCAACGACCCTGCGTTCGCGTCAGCGGCATAGCGGATGTCGTGTCTCTCATGAGAGACACGAGCAGCCCGTTCCCTCCGAGGCCCGTGTCTCTCATGAGAGACACGGGCCTTCGCCGTCATCCGATCGTGTGTCTCTCATGAGAGACACGACCTGCGGGGGCGTCCAGTTCTGCGGGTCTGTGTAACCGTGCGCGCGGCTGACTGGCAGAATGCGAGCGATCTGTTCGCCGCTGCCTTGAAAGGGCGCCGTCGTGACCATGATGCCCATGTCGGCCGAAGCTCTCGGCATCGACTACGCCAAATTCAGCCATGTAACTTGCTTCGCAAGCGGCAAGGGTGGAGTCGGCAAGACCACCCTGACCGGCAACAACGCCACGAAAACCGCCGCCAAGGGGATTCCCACCTTGGCCATCGACGCCAACGGCCAGGGAAACCTTCGCCGCGAGTTCGGCATCGGCGAAGGCGACAAGGGCACGGCGTTCTACGAGGCGCTTAAGAACGGCACCCCCCTCGTCCCGGTCAAGAACGTGCGCACCAACTTGGATGTTGTCCTCGGCGGCAAGGAGTTCCGCCAAATCAACTCCCTGTTCATGGAGATCGCGCAGCGCGAGGGCCCCTTCTCAGCGCTCCTCCGATTCGCCACCTGCCTTCAGCCGCTGCTGTCGCAGTACGGCGTCGTCTGGATCGACGCGCCTCCCGAGAACCCCAATGTCCTGATGCTGTGCCTGTGCGCGTCCCGGTGGCTCGTGGCGCCAGTGAAGATGGACGTCTGCAGTCTGGAGGACGCTCTCAGCGACATCTCCGATGCCTTCAACGCGGCGAAGCAGATCAACCAGCTTCTGGAGCTGCTGGGAGTCGTCCACTTCGGATCCCCGAACGGGTCGTCCGGCATACACAAGGAAGTCGTGATGGAGGCTCGCAAGCTCCTGGGTAGCAGCACTCACGTCTTCGGCGAGACCATCCATGCCTCGTCCAAGACGGCGAAACTTGCCCGCCAACTGGGGAAATCTGTGTGGGAGCTGGAAGCCCTCAAGCGTCCCGAGGACAAGAGGTTCGAGGAGACCATCAGCAACCTCGCTGACGCCCACGACAACCTGACGACCGCGCTCCTACTACGGATGCGGAGCCGATTGGAGATGGTCGCATGACCGCCGCGAACACCGACGCCCCGGAGACCGAGGCTGACGAGAAGGGGACCTTGGAGGCCGCGTTCAACGGCGAAGGCTCCGGGATGGACGCCTTCGAATTCCTCAAGCTGCCGCCCTCCGCTCCGACCGATGCCGGCGTGCCGACCACGGAGGTCGTCCCTTCGGCCCGCGAGCCTGAACAGGACGTTGCACCGCAGGACACCGATGTCGTGGTAGCGGAACCCAACTACGGGCCGAAGCCGTCCCCGGACGCCCCCAAGAGTGACCGGCTGGCGTACTACGAGCGGATCGTTCACCAGGAGCGGGAGCTCTACAGGGACACGGTCGCCGCAGCCGACCAGCGGTTCGTTGAGCGGGCAAGCGGGCCGCTATACGAGATCAACCTCGACCACCTGTATCTGGAGCGGATCTCGGAGGCAACGGGCCAGCCCTTCATCAGGTTCAAGGACTACTTGCGGGAGGTCTGGGGCATTTCCCGTGCCCACGGCTACCGCATCCTCAACGAGTACCCGGTCATGCAGGCGCTCGCCCCCCTGGGGGCAGAGGGCCCCGACAAGCTCAGCACCCGCCAGGTGCCCCTGCTCCTCGCGGTACTGCGCTCGCATGGCAAGGACGACGAGGCTGTGGGCGAGGAAGCCGTACGCACCGTCTGGTCCCAGTCGGAGAGCAAGACGCCCGCCGGTCTACAGGAGACCATCGACAAGCTGGGCTGGAACGACCCAGAGGCTGAAGCACTCGACGACCTCACCGAATCCGAGCAGGAACGCAAGACGCAGGTCGAGCGGTGGGACGAGGTGGCGAAGACACTGGACCCGGCCAAGGCCCGGCAGTTGCTGATGCGGAGCCCTGGTGAGGCCCGGCGTCTGCTGGAGCAGATCAGGCCGTTCGTCGATGTCCTTGAAGAAGTCAGCCAACTGCCCGCCCCCAAGAAGAGCAAGAAGAGCTGACCGTCCTCCCCGCGCTTCGGGCCTCGTGTCTCTCATGAGAGACACGAGGCCCCTTTTTTTTGCCTCTTCCGGCCGTGTCTCTCATGAGAGACACGAGGCTGCGCCGATGCCACGCGAGCACGCGACGTAAGGCGATCAGGGCCCCTACCTTCCCGGTGCTTTGACACCCACCGGGAGGACCGGACACCCATGAGCAGCACCGCCCAGTACGTCATCGATCTCGCCGCGCCACGCCGCGAAGTGCAGTTCCCGCACGGCATCCTCGTGAAGTTCTCCGAGGATGCGGAGTTCCTGTTCCCCGCCGAACTGCCCGCGGACGCGCTCGATCCAATCCTGAGTGAGGACCTGGACCTGGTCGGCCTGCTCGGCGACCTGGTGCAGGCGCAGGGCCGGTCCGCGGTCGGCGAGATCGTCGAGCTCCTGTTCCGACGGCCTCGGCTACCGAAGCAGTTCATGGACGCCGTGAAGGAGACCTACAAGATCCTCCTCGGCGAGCAGCAGTTCGCCGCGTTCATCGCGGCCCGCCCCTCCATCCCCGACTACGTCCGGCTCACCGCCGGCCTGATCAAGGTCTACGGGGTGGACCTGGGAAAGCTCTTCGGGTCGGTCGACTCCTCCGAGAGCGATGGGGAGATGTCGAAGCCGACCTCGGCCGGTACCACCAGCTCGACGCCCGAGGAGTCTGGCTCCGTCCCGGAGACCGCGGATTCCTCGGCCTCCGCCGACTGATTGTGCTCCTCGACGGCCTGCCCGAGGAGTCCTGCACCAAGTCGTCTCTGATCGACGGCTGGACCGTGCACACCGAGCTCCTGGCGCAGCTCGTGGAGGAAATCTCCCTGCTCGCCTCCGACCACCGCCGCAATGAGCCGCGGACGGTCGCCCGGCCCTGGAACGGCGCCCACGCCGAGACAGACGGGCCACGGGAGGCGCAGCAGTCCACGAAGCCGATGAGCGGCCACCAGAAGATGCTGGCGGCCGCGGCCAGACGAGGAATGGTGCGCAGTGGCTGAGGGCATGCAGGCCGGCCGCCTTGAAGTACCTGTCGTCGCCTCGCTCGAAGGGTTCGCCGAGAAGCTGCGGACCAAGGTCGAGGAGGCCGCGGAGGGTCTGGCCGTCAAGGTCAAGATCAAGGTCGACGACAAGGGCCTGCGGAAGCGGATCGAGAAGGCCGTCGACAAGGCGGCCGCCGGCGTCACGGCGACGATCGGCGTCCGCATCGACCGCGACCGGCTCCGTGAAGAGCTGAACGCCGCAGCGCGTACGGCGTCCCGCAGCGACATCCGCGTGCCGCTGCGCACCGACAGCGACGACGGCGGCAGCTCCGGCGGTGGCGGGTTCCTCGGCCGTATCCGCTCGTGGTTGACCCGGGCCCAGGGCGAGGCTGACGACAACCCCGTCCAGGTCCCGGTGGGGTTTCGCATGCCACGGGGCCGCCGTTCTCTGCGGATGCTGCTCATCGGCAGCCTGGTATCCCTCGTCCAGCCCGCTGTGGCCGCCCTCGGCCAGTACGCGGGCGGGCTGACCGCTCTCGTCTCTGCAGCCGCTCCCGCTGTCGGTGTCCTCGGTGCGATACCCGGGCTGATCGCCGCGGCGGGCAGCGCTGCGATCGGCACGAAGATCGCGTTCAGTGGGTTCGGTGACGCGCTCAAGGAGTCGTTGAAGGCCCAGCAGATGCTGGCCGACGACGGCAAGGTCACCGAGGAACAGCAGAAGAAGCTGGACCAGGCGCTCGGCAAGCTGTCCAAGTCTGCGGGGAAAACCGTCTCGGCGGTCTCCGCGCTCTCCCCGGCCTGGGACAAGGTCAAGAAGTCCGTCAGCGAACGCTTCTTCTCGAAGATCGCCGACGACGTCAAGCCGCTGGCGGACTCCGTCTTTCCGCTCCTCAAGAGCGCGCTCGGAGACTCCGCCGCCCAGATGGGTTCCCTTGCCGAGCGGGGCGCCCAGTTCATGAAGTCCAGCGTCTTCCGCAAGGACTTCAAGACGATCGCCGCGACGAACTCCAGCGTCGTCGGCAACATGACCGACTCCCTCGCCAACCTCGGTCATGCCACCACCGACTTCCTCGTCGCGTCCGGTCCGTTCGTCAAGCGGGTCGGCGAAGCAGTCGAGCGAGGCACGCAGTGGGCTCGCGCGTCTGTCCAGGCTGGCCGCGAGACGGGCAGCCTGGCGAAGTTCCTTGATCACGCGGGCGACAAGGCGGCCCAGCTCGGCCGCTCCACGGTCAGCCTGATCAAGGGGCTCGGTGGCGTCGGCACCGCCGCCATGGAGTCCGGGAACGCTCTCCTCGACGGGTTCGAGGGCGCGATGAAGCGCTTCGAGCGGTGGGCGAACTCCGGCGTCGGCCAGAAGATGATGCGGCAGTTCTTCTCGGATGCCGCTCCCGCCTTCCACGAACTGAACGCGCTCGTCGGGGACTTCGTCCGCGGCCTCGGCCGGACCATGCGGGACGGCGGCGTCACCGACCTGATCCGCCAGATCCGTACGGAGCTGATGCCCGCCCTCGGGGCCTTCTTCAGTGCCCTCGGCGAGAGCGTCGGCCCGGCGATCATCAGCGTCATCTCGAATATCGCGACGGCCGTCGGCAACCTGTCGGCTGCGGGCAGCGGGCTCGGTGTTCTACTGATGGCCTTCAACGGCCTGCTGCAAGTCTTCAACACGCTCATGAGCGTGATCCCAGGGGCCAACACGGGCCTGGCCGTGTTCCTCGGCACCGTGCTCGCCCTGAAGGTGGTCAGCAGCGTCGCCACGATGCTGCGGACCCTCGGCGCCTCGGCGGTGACTTCCGCGGGCTCTATGCGAACGCTGGGAACCACTGTGCGCGGTTCCTTGGGCGCCGGTGTCATGGGGCCCCAGATCAGTCTGTGGCAGCGCATGGGGCTCGCCTACCGGGGGGCCTCCACCGAGGGCGGCCGGTTGTCCGGCACGTTGCGCGGTGTCGGTGCGGCAAACCGGGTTGCCTCCCGCGCAATCGGCGGGATGACCACGGCGCTCGGTGGACCGCTCGGCCTGGCCATCGCCGCGGCGACGATCGGCCTTGGCCTGCTCGCCTCCAAGCAGGAGGAGAACGCCCGCGCTGCCGAAGCCCACCGAGAGCGTATCCAGTCCCTCGCGCAGGCCCTGGCCGATTCCAACGGTGTCATCGATGCGAATGTCCGCGCCCATGCGGTGCAGATCCTCCAGGACACTGAACTCGCCGACGGCAAAGGAAAGCTCGTCGACGTCATGCGCGAGGCGGACGTCGGACTCAAGACACTCACCGACGCCTACCTGGAACAGGGCGGCAGTGTCGACGGTCTGCAGAAGAAACTGCAGGCGCTCGCCGACGCCAACCGGGAGTACGTGAACTACGCCGGCGACAAGGCATCCAAGCTCGAATACACCGACGAAGGTCAGCGGTACAAGGACGCGGCCGACGCTCTCGGTTCCCTCAACGGGGAGTTGAAGAAGAGCCAGCGCGACAGCAAGGAAGCTGCCGACGCCATGAATACCGCCGGTGCCACGGGCACCGACTCCTACAGCCGGCTATCGGCCGCCGTGCAGGGGTTCAGCGACAAGACGCAGTCGGCGGACACTCGCGTCGACGCTCTGAAGAAGGCCCTGGACGCCCTCAGCGGCAACAGTCAGTCGTTCCACGACGCTACCGCCCAGCTCAACTCGGTGATGTTGCAGATCGACGAGACCATGAAGGGCAACATCGAGCGGTCCGACGGCTGGGGTAAGGCCCTCGTCGACAGCGACGGCCTCGTCAACACGGCCAGCCGCAACGGCCAGACCTTGAACTCTCAACTCACGGAACTCCGCGACTCCATGCTCAGCATGGCCACCAGGGCGAAGGAGGCGGCTGAACAGAGCCTGCTGCCTATGTCGGAGGCCATGGACAAGAGCCAGGCGTCCATGGAGCGGGCTCGCGCCAAGGCCATCCAACTCGCGGTGGGCATGGGCATCCCGACGGCGCAGGCGAAGGCCCTGGCCGATCAGATGGGGCTCGTCCCAGACACCGTCACGACGCTGATGACAACGACCGGCATCCCAGAGTCCACCGCCCAGGTCCTGGCCCTGCGAGGAACGCTGGAGAGCATCAAGCCCGGCAAGGCCATCCAGATCGATGCCCCGACGATCGAGGCCCGTACCCAACTCGAAGCCCTCGGCTTCACGTTCCAGCGGATCCCCGGCAGTAAGAAGATCGTCGTCACTGCTCCGACCGCGGCCGCCCGGGTGGACATCGGCGCCCTGGCTTCCGACATCGCCGCCGCGCCGGACAAGAAGAGGGTCACAGTCCAGGCGATCGTGAAGCAGGCCGCGGGCGAACTGAAGGACGTCCAGGCGAAGGTCGTCAGTCTGCCCAAGGGCAAGAGCATCGACGTCAAGGCGCCGACCAAGACCGCCCAAAAAGCCCTGTCGGATCTCGGCTACAAGATCCGGACAGTGGACGGCTCGAACGGGAAGACCGTCCGTATCACGGCCCCGAACAAGACGGCGATCTCTCAAGTGCAGGCGATCCAGGGGAAGATCAACGCGCTCACCGGTAAGACCGTCACTGTCACCGTCAAGTACAACTCGCAGGGCAAACCGTCGGTCGTCTCGGGGCACGCGGACGGCGGCATCATGAAGTACGCAAACGGCGGCATCCACCGCTTCGGCGCCAACGTGGGGGCCCGTCTGAAGGCTTTCGCGAACGGTGCAGAGCAGCACATCGCACAGGTGGCCCGTGCTGGCGAGATGAGGCTGTGGGCCGAACCGGAAACCGCCCCGGGCGAGGCCTACATCCCGCTCGCCCCGACGAAGCGGAAACGGTCCGAGGAGATTCTCAACTGGGTCGCCGACTTCTTTGGCGGAACCGTCGTCTACCCCGATCGTGCGATCAAGCAGTTCGCCAACGGGGCCGTCGCCCTGAACAGCAGCGTGTCTCGTACCGCGGCGATCTCCCGTCGGGCGTCCAGCGCTCAATCCGCCGCCGCGGCCCTCGTGGGCGGCGACCTCAACTTGACCATGACCAGCGCACCGATGACCCCGAGCCAGGCGTTGAGTGACGCCATGTTCGAGCTGCGCCGTATCCGACTTGGAGGGGCGCATGCCACTGGCTGAGGGCGCTTGGAAGTTGTCGTACAGCGCGAATGGCGTGCACCCGGGGGCGAACTTCACCTTCGGTACATGGGATTCGGGTTACTACCTGCTGGAGCCCTACGAGATCAAGAACGCCGACATGGCAACCGGCGACACGTCCTTGCCCCGGGAAGACGGCATCCGGCTGGGCCAGGACTTCACTGCTGGAGCCACAATCACGTTCGAGGTCGGTGTCGACACGGTCGACGCCGGCATCACCCAACTGGCCCGGCACGGCGCGAACTTGGATGCAGTGTCCGTGATGGAACAGGTGTGGGACGGGCAGGCAGTCCGCTCGCGCATGGCCACACCTGCCGTGCTGTCAACGACACAGGGCGGCCGCGCCCGTCGCTGGTACGGGCGGCCGCGCCAGTTCGCCCCTGCCGCGTCCAGGCTCACACGGCAGGGCTACACGCCCCTGGTCGCGACCTTCGGCGTGACGCACACGGGCAGTTTCGACGACGTCGAGCAGAGCGTGCGCGTGGACATGGCGCCGCCGCCGCACCGCGGCATCCTCGGCCCGCTCAAGGAGCCTCTGACGATGGTGGGAGAGGGAAGTGTGCGCGTCCCTGGGCAGATCGACGTAGGCGGCAACCGCCCTACCTGGCCAGTGATCAACATCTACGGCCCGATCTCTCAGCCAGTGTGCGAACTCGTCAGCCGGTGGAAGTTGCAGCTCAATCTGTCGCTGAAGGCGGGCGAGAAAATCACGATCGACCCCCGGCCGTGGGTCCGCACCGCGCTCAGGGGCACCGGCAGTGTGGCCGGCCTGATCACCCGGTCCTCGCCTCTGCTGGAGGATCTGCTCATCCCGCCCGGTCGGCAGGATTTCGTACTGCGTGGGACCGACGCCACAGCCACCGCGTACATGACGGTGGCCTGGCGCGACGCGTACGCCTACCTGTAGGAGGTTCAGGAGGCGACGTAAGCCACTCCCGCTCGTGATCCTCCGCTGTCACCAGGGAACGACGACAGCGGAGGAGAGCGGGATGGCGTGGGACAGTGTGCCGTGGTTCACCGAGGGTGGCGCTGAGCACTCCAGCGAGGTGGCCAGGTTGCTGGCGTACGCCGCGTTCGGCGGCGCTCAAGGCGTCGTCGGGTCCGGTGACTTGGCCGTGAAAGCCTTGTCGTCACCGGCTGCGCAGGTGCAAGCGCGGCCGGGCGCGTGCGCCATCATCAACCGGGCCACAGGCTCGACGTATCAGGCGTACGCCGGACGACTGCCGTCGTCCGACACCGTGGACATCGCGGCGACCGGCACGTCCGCCCGCTCGGACCTGATCATCGCGCGCGTTGAGAACCCCTACTCAGCGGGCGAGACCTGGCCGAATCCGTCCGACCCGACGATCGGCCCGTACATCTACACGCGTGTGGTCTCCGGGGTGTCGAAGACGACGACCGACATCCGGCAGGTACGCCCGAACGACTCGGCGATCACTCTGGCCCGCATCGATATCCCGGCGAACACCTCGGCGATCACCCAGGCGATGATCAAGGACTTGCGGGACATGGTCAGTCCTCGTCGGGACCGGCGTCTCTACACGGCGTTCCCCGGCACCCTGTCGACGCTGGCGTACTCCGACAACAAGTGGCACAACTGGCCGAGCGCAGCGAGCTGGGACATCGACGTGCCGTCGTGGGCGACCAGGGCCAAGGTCGTCATGACGTTCGCCGGATTCCGGATGACCCGGTCCGACGTGTACGCACGGATGCAAACGAAGTGGGGCAGCACCCTCCTGGGCCAGGACACGTACATCGACGACGACTCCGGTACCGGCACCCGCCGCTCCACGATCGTCCTTGCCGACAACTACCCCATTGCAAGCGCGCTCCGGGGCACGACGCAGACCTTGTCCGTGCAGACGTACATGTACAAATCGGAGACCGGCGACGTCTCCGTCGACGCCGGCACGTCGATCGTCGCCGACGTCGAGTTCGTCGAGAGCCCGGACGACGAGGAGGTGTGATCGGTGCCGGCCGGGTGGCGGTTCATCGCCCAAGACGCGCTCACCGAGGACGTGTTGGACTGGCAGGTGCCGTTCACGTTGTCCTCCAACCCGAAGCGGGACTTGTCCGGGCCGGGGGCCATGGCCGGGACCATCGAGCCGGAGTACGCGCGGATGATCGGAGCCAACGGCGCCCCGATCTTGCAGGAGTGGGGTACGAAAATGTACCTGGAGGTGGACGGCTCCATCCGGTGGGGCGGCCTTGTCACCAAGACCGCCTACGACGGAGCACAGGCCACGATCTCCTGCGAGGGTTTCAGCACTTACCCGCACGGCATCCCGTTCGAGAGCTACATCATCTCGGGCAAGAAGATCACACCAAAAGACCCGTATGCAGGCAAAGACAAAAATCACGACGGGTACATCGACGGCTCGAATCCCAAGGTGAAGGTGCCCGCGGCACCCAAGTCGTACGGCGGGCCCCGCATCGACGTCTACGACGCCTTCCGCAAAATCTGGGCGCACGTCCAGGCCAAGCCTCACGGAGACATCGGCCTGGTCCTTGACTCCCACGACAAGGGGGAGCTGCTGGGGACCTCCGACGGCGAGGACCCTTGGGAGCTCGCTTGGTGGGACAACCCGGACTGCGGCGACACCCTGGACACCCTGGTCAATCAGTACCTGTTCGACTGGATCGAGACGCACGCTTGGAAGGACTCGACGAGCAACACCATCGTCCACCGGCTGAGGTTGGGCACTCCCCGCATCGGCCGTAAACGCGCAGACCTCCGGTTCGCGCAGGGGGAGAACATCGTCGCTCTCGCCAAACCCGAGGGCATGGGCGACGAGTACGCCAACGAGGTCATTGTCCTGGGCCGGGGCGAGGGTCAGAAGATGAAGCGCGCTCAGGTGGCCGACACTGCCGCCTGGGCGTCAAGTCGGCTGCGCCGGGTGGCGACTGTGACGGACAAGACCTTGTCCTCCGCCACGGCGCTCCGCAAGCGGGGGCAGCAGGAACTGGCCGGCCGAACCGCCGCGCTACAGATCCCCGCGATCCAGATCGTCGATCACCCCAACGCCCGGTTCGGGTCCTGGTCTCTCGGCGACGACATCCGGGTGCAGTTGCATTTGCCGTGGATCGGCGACGTCGATGTGTGGCACCGCATCATCTCCGACGAGATCTCCGCCGATGGGTTCATCACACTCACCCTGAAACGCTCCGACAGTTTCCACTACTGACCAGGGCGCGACGCTAAGCACCAGGGGCGTTGACCATCCCGCGTCATGGTCAACTTCCTGGATACGCAGTCCGACGCCAAGCGCTTCGCTGCGCTGCTGGCGGACTACGAGAAGCGCCTCCAGGCCCTCGAACGCACGTCCAAGGCCGCATACACCAGCATCGAGGGCGGCACCCTCGACATCTACACCGAGGACGGGCAACTCGCCGGATCGGTCGGAGTGCAGCCGGACGGTGGCATCGCGCTCGTCCCCGAGACCGCGGCTGCTACTCCACCCCCCACGCCCGGCGCCCCGACTGTGGTGTCGGCCCTGTCCGGCCTGGTCGTCACCTGGGATGGCTGGTGGGACGACTCCGACGCCCCGCCGACCGACTTCGCGGCCATGCAGGTGCACGTCGGTCCGGCCGCCGACTTCACCCCCGACCTGACCACCCTTGCCGCGGCTATCACCGACGTCTCCGGCGGAAGCGTCACGGTCGCGCTCGATGGCTACGACGAGCGGTGGGTACGTCTCCTCGCGCTCACCACTGCCGGGCTCCTCAGCGCTCCGTCCGTCGCTGCCGCAGGCACGCCACGGCAGGCCGTTGGGCAAGACCTCGTCGACGGCATCGTCACTGAGGTCAAGCTGGCCGAGAGCGCCGTCACAGAGGCCAAGATCGCTCTTGAGGCAGTCACCAGCGACAAGGTGAAGGCCGGCGCGATCAACGATCTGCTCCTGGCGGACGACGCCGTGACCGCGGCCAAAATCGCCGCTGGCGCCGTGAACGCCACGGCCCTCGCCGACGGCGCCGTCCTTGAAGACAAGCTGGCCAAGTCCGCGGTCACCCTCAGCAAGATCGCCGCCGGTGCGGTGACGATCAACGCGCTCGGCGGCGCGCTCAGCGACACGGCCACCCAACGCTACGTCGACGCGATGGGCGACCCCGCGGCCTGGACGACTCTCGGCCAGGGCGGTGGTGCTTCCTGGACACACCTCAGCGGCGTCACGGACGCGCCGACCGGGCAGACCGTCGCCCAGGCAGCCGGGTTCGTTCAGGAGCGCGGCACCACCCTCATCCCGTACGAGCCGGGCGTCTTGTACCGGGTCAGTGCCCGGGTCCGGCTCACCGCGCCCGCCTCGGGCTCGGAGACCTTCTACGTGGGCGTGCTGGGCGTTGGCGCGGACAAGGCGACACTGGTCAACCGCAGCGGCGCGAACAGCGCCAACTCGCACTACTACGTGGCCGCTTCGGGGCAGACGATCACGACGTCGGGCGGCTGGGTCACCGTCGTCGGCTACCTCAAGGACCGCGCCGCCACTGGCGCGACCGGGTCGGCGGGCCCGAACACCGACCCTCGCTCGGCGGGCCTGGTCCACGCCGACGTCCGGTTCATCTCCCCCTACCTGTGGCTGAACTACAACGGGGTCGGCGGCGGCGCCTCCTCCAGCGTCATGCAAGTCGACGCGTTTACCATCGAGGCCCTCAAGACCGGTCTGGTCGACTCCACCAACCTGGTCGTCGGCAGCGTGACCACCGCGGCGCTCGCCACGGACGCGGTGACCGCCGGGAAGATCGCCGCGGACGCGATCAGTGCGCGGGAACTCCAGGCCAACTCAGTCACGGCGCTGGAACTTCAGGCCAACTCGGTCACCGCACAGGCCATTGCGGCGGGCGCGATCACCGCGGACAAGCTGACGATCGTCGGCGGGGCCAATCTCCTGTCCGACCCGAGCTTCGAGGGCCCGTACAGCGCCGCACTCGTCTCGGGCGCCACCTACTTCTCCATCGCGTCCACCGGCAACGGCTCCGCCAAGTCGCTGAAGGTCGACGCGACCGCCACCGCGCCGACCACCCGCTCCCTACAGATCACCACTATCCCGATCCTCTCGGGCGACCAGCTCTACATCGGGTTCGACTACCTCACCAGCAGCGACTACACGGCGACGGCCGCCGTGAAGGTGTACGCCCGCTGGGAGGACTCCGCGGGGACGACGCTGGGCTGGGGCGTCGCCCAGGCCTCGCCTCCCACCGTGGGCGGCACCACCTGGACTCGGGTCGCGGGCGCCGTCACCGCCCCCGCGTCCACGGTGCAGGCGACAATCTGGATCGAGTCGTACCAGGCGGCTGCGGGCAGCGTATGGCTCGACAACGCCGCAGTCCGCCCGGTGATCGGCGGAGTACAGATCGCGGACGGCGCGATCACCACGCCGAAGATGGTGGCCGGGTCGATCCAGGGCGACCGGATCGCCGCCGGATCGCTGGCCGCCGACCGGATCGTCTCCGGCTCAATCACCACGAGCCAACTGTCGGTGACCACCGCGGCGTCCGTCGTGCAGAAGCTCTACGACGCCGGAGCGGACGCCGCCCGCTGGCGGACCGCCGGGACCAGCACCACCACCGCCACCACCCCCACCAACCTGACCTCCGTCCAGGTCGCAGATGCCCAGTCCGGCGGGTACGTGATGCGGGCCGTCGGCGCGGTCAGTGCCTGCTGGCGGCCCGACATCCTCATCCCCTTCGACCCGGCCGTCCTCTACCGCGTCAGCGTGACCGTCCGACAGACCGCGGCGGGCTCAGACACCGCTCAACAGCGGTTCTACTTCGGGGTCGCCGGGGTCGCCGCGGACGGCACGACCCTGGTCAACACGTCGGGCAGCGCGTTGGCCGGCTCACAGCACTACGTGGCGGTTGCCGCGCAGAACCTGACCGCGGGCGGCGGCTGGCAGCGCTACACCGGCTATCTCAAGGGGTACGCGGCCTCGGGCGCGACCGGCACCACATCTGCCGCGCCCTCGCCGACGTCACCGGGCGTCCTGCACGCTAACGCCCGCTACATCAGCCCCGTTTTCTACGCGAACTACAACGCGGGCACGGGCACCACCGAGATCGGCATGGTCACGGTCGAGGTGGTGGAGACCGGTGCGGTTCAGACCGTCAACATCTCGGACGGTGCGATCACCACGCCCAAGCTCATCGCGGGGGCCGTCACCACGGACAAGCTCACCGCACTGGCCGTGACCGCAGAGAAAATTGCGGCGCTGGCCGTGACGACGGACAAGCTGGCCGCCCTATCGGTGACCGCTGACCAGCTCGCGGCGAACGCCGTCACGGCCACGACGATCGCAGCGGGATCGATCGAGGCCACGCACATCAAGGTGGGCGCGATCACGGCCGACAAACTCGACGCTAACGCCATCAACGGCAAGACCATCACGGGTGCCACCGTGCAGACCGCCGCCTCCGGCCCCCGAATCGTCATGAACGCCTCCAGCTTCATCGGGTACGGCACGGGCGGCAACAAGATCGGTATCGAGCCCAACAACGCTTACCCGTACATCTACTGGACGTCCGACGACGGCACGAACAAGGCCGTCATCAACGTCTCCGGCGGCGCCTCCGACGCGAACCTCGGTCTGAACTCCGGCACGTTCGTCGACTCCGCGGACAGCGCCACCTACAAGTGGCGCACGTACCTCGGGAGCGATTTCTGGGTCGCCGAGCGGGTCAACACCGCCACCCTCTCGGCGAACGGAGGGCGCCTCTACCTCGGCAAGGCCACGGCGCAGCTCGGCGCTGGTCCCGGCGGAACCGTGACCCTCTCCGGTGAGGCCGGGATCCGTGCCGCCGGAGTCTTCCGGGCGGACAACATCAGCATGGGCGTCGTCACGATCACCCCGACCGCTAACACGCCGACCTCGGTGACGCTGAGCGGCGGGTCCATCAAGGGGACCAACTTCCGCGCCTTCGTCACCGCCCAAACCTCCGTCCCGGGCACCCAGGTGCTCGGCGTCAGCGTCTCGGGGGTGTCCTCGGCCGGCATGACGATCTGGCTCACCCGCACGAACACCAACTCAACCAGCATCCACTGGATGATCATCGGCGAGGACTAGCGCATGACTGTTCAAACAGACGAGGACGAACCGGCGTCGGCGCTGCTTGTGGCGACCTGCCACACCTCCGGCTGCCCCGCCAACGGTGTCCCGTGCGTCGGCACCTACTACGCCAACGCCGAAGAGCCCACGTATCGAGGCTTTTGCATGCGGTGCGGCGAGGCCATCACCGATCTCGTTCCGTACGAGACGGCCGCGTAGCCGTCCAGCGCACGACGCAAAGCGCTTCGGGCGTGCAGCGTTCGGATTGCGGGGAGCCGCGGGCTTTCGGGGCCCGGCTCCCGCGCACCCCAGTTAATGGTCGAAGATCGAGGAGGCACCATGGAGTGGCTTACCTCTCTGGCGCCCGTCCTCACCCCGTTCTTCGGCATGGTGGGGGTCCTGGGCGGCGGGTGGCTGGTGTACCGGCAGAACATCCGCAAGACGAAGAGCGACGGTGAGATCGCCGAGGGGCAGACCTTCGTCTCCTCCATGAAGACCGTCACCGAGGGGTTCACCACCCTCCTCGAACAGCAGCGGTCGGTGCACGAGCAGACGATGGCCCGGGTCACGACGCTGGAGGCCCGGCAGATCGACCTGGAGCGCAAGGTCGAGAAGATGGAAGAGGAGCAGCGGCTTTGGCGCAGGTGGAAGGCGGCTGCGTTGGAGTACATCCACTCGCTGCTCGACATCCTCCGGTCGCTTGACCGTCCGGCGCCGGAAGCGCCACCTGAGATCGCTGACGACCTCAGCTCGCCCGGCCGGTGAGGGCGCGACGGTAGAGCACGCCCTCGGGCAAGGTCCGCCCGTCCCATCACCTTCACGGAAGGGCTCTGCCCATGACCACCCTGGAAACCCTCGCCGCCGGCTCCGGTGTCGGCGCCGTCCTGCCGCTCCTGATCGCCGTCGTCCAGCAACCGTTCTGGAGCGCCCGGGTCAAGCGGATCGTCGCCGTCGTTGTCGCCGGGATCGCCGGCGTCGTCACCGTCGCGTCCACCGGCGGTCTCGACCAGTTCACCCACGGAATCCCGACCCTCGGCACCATCGGTGCCGTACTGGCCGCGTCCCAGGCCGCGCACGACCTGGTGTGGAAGCCCAGCACCCTGACCGATGTGATCGAGTCGAAGACCGCTCTTTCCCCGGCGGAAACCAGCTCTTGAGCAGGGGCCGTTGGTCACGGCCGGTATGATCCGCCCAAGGTGGCCGTCTGGCCGCCGAGCCCACCGCAGTAGGGCGGCAGTCACGAGGGTTGATTGGCTCCTTGTCAGTGTGGCCCGATGACTGGCTGCTGCTCGCGCGAACCGCGCGCACTGCGCCCGGGGCCGGGAAGGGCCCGCAGGCCCGACGATCCGGCACGTGGTGGGTTCGGTCGCCAGGCGGCCACCGCTTGCTCCCCGCCAGGAGCCACAGCCGCACGTTACGGAGGACGCATTCATGCCGGCATCGGATAACGGGCCGAGCCGCGAAGAAGTCGACGACGAGATCGACTTCCTTGACCAGCTCACTGACGAGGACTTCGCGCGCGAGTTCGCCGCACTCGTCCAGGACCTGCCCGCCGATGACCGCAAGGTGTCCCGAACCGTCACCGGTCTCGCGTTCAGGTCCGACGAACTCTCCCGCCGCTCCATGAAGGCGGCCAAGGACCTGCACCGCGGAGCCGAGCAGTACCTCCTCCCTGTCGACGGGGAGTCGAGGACCGCACACGAGAAGAGGCTCGCCGAGTTCCGTGCGCGCATGGAGACCGAGCAGGTGCTCCTGCAGATCGTCATGGACGCCTATCCCGCACGCCGCGGGCGGATGCCAACTCGACGGAGCCCTCGCCGGCGCGCGGCCGACCGACTCGCCAAGCTCTACCCGGAGGAATACCTGGAGCTCGTACGCGAGGAGAAGCAGGCGGACCGGGCAGCGAAGAAGAAGCCGCAGGCTCGTACGACGGACGGTGGAGCAACTCCGAAGCGATAACCGGCTGTAGCCGCACGCACGGCGTCGAAGATCAAGGGGTGCGTCCTCCGGGGCGTGCCCTTTCTGCTGCCCGCACGCGTCGGCCGACCGCGTGCATCGTGCGAGCGGGTGCGCCGTGCGCACGGGCCGTGGGGTGCAGGGATCTACGAGGTGTGCGCGCCGACGAGCGAGGCGCACGGCGTCGCTGTGCCGTACCCGACCCGCGGGAGGTGCCGTCGTGACGGGCCAACAGCACCGTGCACGCTGCCCCTGATACCCGCGCTTGACCGTGCACGCTGGCGTCTTCGCAGTTCACGGGGTGTGTGCGGGTGTGTGCACGCGGGGCGGGGCGGTGGGGTCGTGCAGGCGTGGGCACAGAACGGTGTGCGTGCGGGATTGCGTGCGAGCGTGCGGAAGTCGACCGTGCGGGCGTGCACGGTGATCAGCGTGCCGTGCGGACGACGACGTTCGAGCGTGCGTGCTCGGCGTGCGGCGAACTGCGGGCGGAGGATGCTACGCGTGCGCCGCCGTGCACGGGAGCGTGCACGGCGGCGTGGTCCAGGTGTGCGGTGCACGCTCCTGTGTCGCTGTGCGTGACTGGCGTAGTGGGCGCGTGCACGCGTTCGCTCGCAAGGGTGTCACCGTCGAGCGCCCGCCGGAGTGTGCGGATGACGTGACGTGACGCAAGGGGGGACTGGCGTGCGCGCGGCGGGGCCTTCTGGGGGCACGGACCGCGCGCCACGTCACCCGTCACGTCACTAGGAAGGGCTGCCCTTGAGCATCTGGCAGTTGGCGAAGACGTCGTCGATGGTCATGCAGGGTCCGTCCGGAACCTGCGCGTAGGCGTTGATGGTGGCGGCCTCTCCCGCGTTCACGAGGGCCTCCAGCACGCTGGGGCGCGCGCTCTTCACGAACTCGGTGAGGTCGTAGGTGTTGATGTCCTCGACGGCTCCGCTCGCTGGGAGGACGTCGGCAAGGTGCTCATGCAGTCCGACGAACAGCACGCGGGCCTGGTAGTCGGCTTCCTTGTCGACCGCTGCGCGTACACGTTCGGCCTGCACCTCCTGCCTGCTCTTCGCCCGTGGCGCGGCGGCCGTCGCCCTTCTGGCCCGACTCGCCGGTGCAGGCGCCTCGTTCTCGACCAGGACGGTCGGCGGCGACGTGCCTACGCTGTCGGCGTCCGGCTGAGAGACGTCAGGGTTCCGCTCGCGGTGCTGCTCATTTCCAACCTGCTGGTCGGGTCCCTCCGGTTGGCCCGGGGGCGAGGAGTCCGGCGTGCCCTCGCCGTCTTTCCGCTGAGACGGGCTGATGGGTGTGCCGCCGTGGTTGGCGTTCGCCGTACGGTTCAGGTCGGCCCGCAGACGAGTGATTGCCGTGTCGGCATCGATCTCGGACCACTGCTTGGTCGCGATGGTGACGCGCTGGAGAACCGCCTTGGTGTAGGCCGTGCGAACCATCAGGAGGGCGGCAATCGGATCGTTCTCGTCCCGGAGCGCCCTGGTGATGTTCGCGGTCACGTCCTGCGGGGTGGGCAGCGTGCCCTCTGCCGCGTGACGGCGCATCTCAGCGGCTGCCGCGTTGGCGGCCACCCGCAGCTCGGCTTCCCGCTCGAACTCGTCCAGGCCAGCCTCCGGCTGCGGGGCGATGAACGGGGCGGGCGCTGCGCTGATGTTCTGCTCCATGCCGAGTTCGCGCATGAGGCCGTCGAGCGTCAGGCCGGGGCGGATACGTTCCTCGTCCGGCGCGAGCTGCATGACCAGGGAGCGGACCGCGGTGAGGGTGGGGCGGCGGTAGGACCGGAGTTGCAGGACCACGGTCGCGTCGTACGGGAGGCTGCGCTCGGACTTCACCTTCCACGTCCGGTTGCGGGTCGGGTTGCCCTGGGCGTCGAACTCGGTGACCTCGTCGAGGCGGCAGCAGATGATGACCGGGCCGTCGTGCCTGCGGAGGGCGTTGATGACATGGCGCCACCGGTCCTTGGCCCGGTTCCAGAGGCTGTGTCCGATGACGACGTCGTCATCGGCGCTGGGGCCGGTCCTGTTGTACTTCGCGGCCTTCTCGGCTGCTCGGCTGCGGGCGATCAAGTCGGCCTCGTCCTGGAGGAGTTCCCACAGGATGGTGCCGGAGTCGAGGACGATGGCATTGGGCTTGTTGGGGTCGGCGCGGGGTTCGTCGACGGCCTTGCGGACTGTGTTGAGGAGGCCTCGGTAGGTGCCGTCCTGCTCGTCCTCGATGTCGAAGTCGGCGATCTGGCCGAAGCTGTCGACGTCGCTCTCGCCGATGGGGATCCAGATGAGCCGGCCGATCAGGTCCGAGTTGGCGAACTCCGCACACATGTGGGACTTGCCGGTCTTCTCGGCCCCGGCGACGACGACCAGGGGCCAGCCGATACGGCCGTTGGGCTTCCTGGTCTTCAGGCGTGTCGGAGGTGCGGGTGCGGTGGTTGAGGCCATTGCGCCTTCCCTGATCTTGGCGTGTGTGCATCGCCTGGTTCGCTGTGACCGGGCGATGGTGCAGGGCGTTGGGGGTTAGCCTCTCCCCCAACGTTCGAACTGTATGTTTTTCTATTGTAGCCCAAAATGGAGGGTCTGGTGTGCCTGATGGGGGCCAAAAAGAGCGGCGGGCCCCCCCCGGGTTTCAGGGGGGGGGCCCGCCGGATGGGCGGAAACAAGGGGCCA